TAAAACTAATTAAATTATAATATCGTCAATTTATATATGTTGCAGCAGATTATCGGAGAAAGAAAAGAGGGAGAAAGAAAAGAGGGAGAAAGAAAAGAGGGAGAATATAATAATGAAATCCAGATAGATTTTATAACCAAGCTTAAAAAAAGGTATTTATCTGCTGACCAAATTATAAATCCAACCGACGATAAAGTAAAAATACTTAGAACTGACTCTAAAAATTTGTCCAGAATGCCTACAGAAGAAGATGTAAAAAATATGTTAAAAACAAGACTACACAAAAAAATTAGTGGTAGTGAGCACGCGGAATGGGAAAGTGCAAAATATAAAACTATGGAAGAAAGGATAGCGATGGGAGAGGAGGAGAAAATGAACCATGGAAAGCAAGGGGAAAAAGTGAAAGGTTTAAATGATTTTGAACATTGTGCTTTGTTTTTATTGAATGAAAGTAATTACTGTTATAATGCTTGGTTAAAATTTACATTTTTAAACTATTTATCTAGTAATAAGAAACAATGGACTGACAGTAATAAAAAAGGATTAGGTAAAGAAGAGATAGATAAACAATTAAATTTTTTTAAAAAGAGGGATAATTATAAAATTAGCCCAAAAGGAAAGGAATTATCACCAATAGCTGCCCAAAAAACTAAAGCATTTGCCGAAGGTATAGGATTTAAAGGTTATATTGCACCAGAAAACGAATATTTATTACGTATGATATTTATTGACAATATGATAAAAGGTATTGAGCTTTTCTATCATTTATTAGTAGTTGCTCCTGATAAATTGATGAGAGATGGTCCTGACGAACAGAGTAAAAGAAGAAAAGAAGAAAGGAAAGATTTATTAGCTTCTGCGGGAGTTGATGCCAATTTTAAAGGGGAGGGTGAAGATTTTTTGGAGTGGGGTAAAAAGGGAATTGCTAGAGGTCAAGGAGGAGGGTTCTTAACTAAGACAGGTTGTTGGGTAGTAACAAAAGTAGCGTTTTGTGCATTTATGTGGGCTATTGTATCTAATAATTTTGCTGAAAAAATAGATAATTTTTTACCCGAGATGGAACATTTATTCCAAGTAAATTTTCGTGATTATACTCCAAGAATTGCTTCTGAATTCAGCGAAACTCGCACGGAATTTACAAAAATAATGTTAGAATATAGTGGAGATATTACAAATGGTAAGGGTGATATAATGTTTGTGAATAGTGAAGGTGTTACTAAAGTCCCTCCGGCAAATATAAGAAAAGAGATGAAAAAAAGAAATGCTGAACATTTAAAAGAAATAATAACTTTGAAAGAAATTATTGATGAAAAGCATAAACAAACTATTGGTATAATTAAAGCTTTACCATCTCCTGAAATAGTATCTGGTTCATCATCGGTTGCTATAATAACACCAGAGGAACATGCTTCAAAAAAAGATGAGTTGGTAAAAAAACTTGAAAATAGAAAAAGAAGAGCTGACAAAGTTTTCATTGAACAACAAAAAATGATTGAAGATGGTCGTCAAGTAGCAAATCCAACTATTTCTGTATCATATGGGCATATAACACAAATTTGTGGAGAAAGTGCGTGGTCTATGGTTTTTACTGATTCTCAAGATCATAAAACAGATGCTATTTCAGATATAGAATCTAGGATTATTGCGGCTATGGGAAGGGATGGTGCTAATATTATAAGTAAAAGAATAATAGCATCCAGAGAATCTACTTCGTCTCAGGGTAACAAAGCTGGCCTTGGGGCGGTAGCAGATACAGCAGCAAACTTGTTTGCTTATTTTTGGAAAGGTAATGATGCTAGATACATAAACGCACCAGGTATGGGCGATTCACTTGATCAAGCAAAAAGAAGAATAAAATTAATAAGAAAAGATGTCCGTAATTGGGAAGAATCAATTGAGAATGCAACCAATAATTTTATAAAAGATGTATTATTACATATTAGAAATACAAGTTATTGGTTTTGGATATATTTTACATTTATGTCAGCATTAGAGATATATGCTATAAGGTCAATATTAAAATTTATACCAGGAACAGCAGAATATCGTGAACAAGAAAGACAATCGGAATTTGGAGAAGGAGGTAGATTATTATCTAGAAAAATGTTGGCATGTTGTAGAAAAGTTCGAACAGAAGAAATTTCTAGTACAATAACAGCCTGGGAAGACCGTGGAATATCAGGTATAGGAGACGCTACATCTCTAGTGGTCCATGAACACACTGAAGCACGCAGAAGGGGAGTGCGTTGGGTGGTCAAAGGTGTTAAATATATGCTTATAGTTGCTCTTTTTAGAGGAATAGCTGAATCTATGAGAATGGCTTTAGGAAAACCAAAACAACCATATACCTTTACATTTAATGATATAATGAAACCCACAGGAGGATATATAGAAGACGAATATAATACCGGAGATGTTTTTAAATTTGATACAAGAATACCCAAAACTAGAAACCCAACTCCAAGGTATTATACCCCGATGAAAAATGAAAAAGGCGATGATATACCCACAAAAAAAAAAAGTGAAAGAAATGAAGAGGATAACATTGAAACTATTTATGTAGATGATAATTTATATACAGAGAATGATGATGATACAAAGGGGTCGATGGTAGCATTTACATATCAAAAAATGGAAGGTAGTTCTGATGATAAAGATAGTGAACCTAAGTATCATATAGTAGGAATGTCTTTTCCTGATACACCTCTTGAGGGACAATTAGCACATATACGAAGGGTGACAGAACCAGATATGAAGCGTTCTGCTATAGCTCCTATAGGATTGTCACGGGCTTCAAGTGACGGCCAAGTAGATTTCGCAATTGATCTCGTCGGAGCTCCTCCAAATGTAGGTGATTGGAGAACATTAAATGGTATATCTATAAATGATGGTGATAATGAGATAAGAAGAGTGTTAGAAGAACAAGATAAGGAAGATAATGAAGATGTACGACAAATGCCTCCAGTAAAGAAACCAAATCTTAAACTTTCAACTAATGGTGGTAGAAAAAAAAGAAAAAGGAAAAAAACAAGAAGAAAAAAACGAAAAGGAGGTAGGAAAAAAACAAAAAAGAAACGAAAAAGAAGAAAAACAAGAAGAAAACGAAAAAAATTAAGAAGAAAAAAAACGCGTCGTAAAAGATAGTGTTAATATATAATTTTTATAATATATTAACTATATTTCACTTAATTGTTTTGTAAGCTTTGTAATAATATAATATGTAATACCAAAAATAATAGTTTTTACAAAATAACCAGAAAAAGATGGATTTCCATCTCTTAAAAATAAGGAAGGTACATATTTAGTAAGAGTTCTTTGAAAAATAGGTAATTGAAAGAAAAAAAATAAAATCATTACCATTAACGGTGTTTGTAATTCTTCATACATGATATCTAACCTATCTTGGTCTACCTTTTTATTTTGACTTTGCTTAATTAAATCTTCCATCGAATGTTCTTCTTCAATATAGTTCTCATTTTCTGCCTTTGGAATAAAATTTGGTTTTATTTGTTCATCTTGAGTAATATGGTTATTATTTGTAGGTATTTCTCTATTCGGTAAAACAGTTGCTCCGCCTGCTTGTTGTAATCCTTGTACGATTTGATGAATTGATTCTTGAGATAATTCTCTGTTTGAACCTGTCATTTGTTCTTGTGGAGGAGGCAGCTTTTTGTTAGTTTCATTAACTTTCATAACAACGTTATTTTGAGGGGCTTCATTTGGTAAAGAGGCGATAGCTGTAGCCATATAATAATACTTAATATTGCTATATTATGTATTATTACGCAAAATGAACTATTTTTTTTCTGTTATCACATTTTTCTATATTTTCTTTAAATGTATAACATTTATCTTGAAATTTAAATATTTGATTTTTAATCTTATTTATATTGGGAGCTTTGAAAATAATACAATCTCTATCTTTACATACCTTTCTAAATAATGTGGCAAATCCAAGACCCAATATTATTGAAATAATAATTTTACCGGCGTCTCCATATATTAATCTTCGTACATACATATATATAATAGTAGATATTATTTACTGAATATTATAAGCTCTTATTTTGCTTACGTCATCCGGACATTTAACTTCTGTAGATTTAAAATGAAAACAGTTATCGGCCTTATCTTTAAAGCTTATTTTGTGTTCGTTGTCTGGATTTGGATAAACATATATTATCTGTGTGGGCGCCATAGTAATATAAGCAACAAATAATCCGATAGCTAAACTTACAATAAATATTGGAACGTTAATAAACAATTTCATATACATATTTGTATTATTTTTTATTTTCTTGTATTTCAAAATCGTCATCAATAAATGTTTCATTTTTTATATCTATTTTAGTGGGCATAAAATGAAAAATAGGCATTTCTTTTTTATTTATTTTACCATTATTACTTTGAGATATTTTATCAATATAAACAACTTGATATTTAAGTTCTCTTATTTTAAGTTGGATGGGTATAATAATATTTTTATAAATTTGAATTGTGTCTCTTAATAATTCTTTCTCTCCAGTTTGTTGATATTGTTTTATATTTTTCTTAAAATCATTAACTAATTGATTAAATTTCCTTTGAGTATTATCTAACTCTTCTTTTCTTGAAATAAATTGTTTTTCTTTCTTACCTTCTTTGTCTTCTTTGTATTCTTCGCCTTGCCCTGTATTGGAAACTTCTATCATTTTATTTTGTTTATCGTAAAATTCTTTTATTAAACTAGCATAATCTAACAATTTTTCTAAATTTTCTTTGTTAGTTTGAAATTCATTAAGAATTACTTCTTCATCGTCTAAATCAAATAATAAATCTAATTTAAATTCTGTGATTATTCTTTTTTGTAAATTTATTTCTTTTCTTAAATATTTTAATTGTGCAGGAATATCAATAATTGTGGGTTTTTCCAATTTTATAGTCAAATTACAAGGATTTGTAGCTCCGCAAATTACGCTTGTATCTGTAAAAATTAAAGCTCCTGTTTTACCACAATTAGAGCATTTTATTTGTTTTTTCTTTTCCCTTAAATTTAATTTTTTATCTTGTATGCTAGCCTCGGGGAATTTTTTATTATAATTTTTTTTAATTGTTGTAATTTTTTTATCCTGTTTTAGCTTTAATTTTTGCAACTGTTTATAAATGTCTAGATAATCGTCCCATTTTCCTTCATCTATTTTTATTGGTTCTGTCATTTATATTTAAGTCTTATAAAAATTTTTATGTAATAATTCAAATGGACTTTCAAATTGTGGTAAATTAGTAATTTGTTTATCAAGTTGTTTAGCCTTTTTTGCTTCTAATTGTTTTACTTTATTTATAAAATAATCTTTTTTTAGTTGGTTACTTTTGTTTCTATCTTCTGGTGTTGGTCTTGTTTTGTATTTATAATATAATAATCCACAAGAAATAACAATAAAACAAGTTAATAAGGCTAAATTAATAATTTTATTAAATTCAGTATCTTTCTTAATTTTACAATTTTTTAACGTTTCCTTCAAAAAATATTTAACACCTGGTTCAGTTAATATAGGTTTTGAAATATCCATATAAATATTATATTAAAAAATCAAAAAATTTTATACCTATTATCTATAAATGATTTCTCCTTTTACGACATTTATTTATTTTTCAATATTAACAACCGTATATTTTGTTTTAAAATATTTAATTACAGAAAAACATGGGGCTATTAATAAAAGTTTAGCTATGGCTTTGGGTGGGTGTTATTTAATTATTATGATTTTATTACAACTTTCTTCAAATATGGCTAATGCTAAAGAAAAATGTGGAGGGACACCTCAAACAATTTCAGCTATAAATTATACAATTATACCTAATTTATTTATTTTTGGAGCATTAATAATGGTTATGATGTTCTTCCCTGGATGGAAAGCGCCATTTTCAAATACGATTGGGTATTTAGTTGTAATGGTATTAAATGTGAAAGAAACATTTATAAATATGTTAAAAGCAGAGAGCAATAATAAATTATTAAAAATGGTTTATAGAGATCCTTCGATGATGATAAATGAAATAACTCCTGAAAATTTTGATTTATTTATAAATAAAATGGGTACCCCTCCAAATTCAATATTAGGAGCTGATTATAAAAAATACATTCCGGATTTATATAATTTAGTAGTTATAAAAGATAAAATAGCTGAATTTTTATGGTATATGTTTACGGGTTATCTTGTTATACAGAACTCAGATAGCTACATAAATTCAATTAAATGTAAGAGAACACCTGATGAATTAGAAGCGAAATTAGCTAATATGATGGATAATCCAAAAAAGAAGAAGAAAAAACAAAAATGGAAACTTGGATATTAAATGTTATTAATTAATTTAAATAAATAATTCAAATAATTAATTAATAAGTAAATTTAGGGATAGCTAAATAATATAAAACAAATAAATAACAAAAAATAGATAATATCAATGTTAAAAACCAAATAGGTATGACTGTTTTTTTCCTAGTCCCCAGTCCAAACTTTCTTAATGATCCATCTTTTTCATATAAAAAAGCTGGTTCAACCAATTGAATAATACAAAAAATTATAGCAAATAAAATTATAGCTACTGAAGTAATATTTCTACGAATATACTGTCTATACATAATAACTTATATATAGTTTAGTTTTTAATTTAGTAAAATAGGCTAATTAAGCGTAATCTCCCTGGTTATCACCATCCCCATCATAATCGTCGTCTTCTGCTAACCCGTCTAAATTATTTACTTCAGATTCTATTCTTCTTGTAATGTCGTCGCCTTCCAGTTGATCTAAAATTGTTGATATATTGAATATTTCTCCAACAAATTCACTAACATCATCTAATCCACCGCTTCTTAATTCCATGAGAGCATCTTTATCCATTTTTTCACGCTCCTTATCGTATTGATTTTCATCATATTCAAATATAGCTTTTGTTCTACCTAAACTCCAGTCACCCAACGAACTATTCTTCATAATATCTTCTATTTCTCTTTGTTCTACAGTTAAATCTCCAAGGCGTTTAACAACCTGTTCTTTTTCTTTTGTTTTGGTTTTCAAGACATTTTTATTTATTGTTTCTGCTGATACATTTAATAATTTTTTATACCTTTCTATTTTTTTCAAATATAAATTGAGAAGAGAACAAGCATCTTTTTCAAATATTTCTTGTTCTCCTCTTATAATACTTAAATCTTCACCGTCTTCTGCTTCGTCCAAAAAGTTTTCCCCCTCTTCGGGATCTACTCTTAAATCTGTTTCAAATGCCATAATATATATTGAAAACGAGCACAATAAAAAGTAATAAGCTAATTTTTTTAAAATTTCACCGTCAAAAATAGAACCTGTTTCCGCAGCATTATCTGATAAACCCGAATAAAACGGAATAACATTAATAAGCATTAATAAATCTTCATTATTTTGTAATACAAATTCTAATATTGTATTTATATTTTTATTTTTGTAAAATTTTGAAAATCCTTCACCGTCTTTCAACATAAATCCCATTATTTCATTTTTATGTCTATCACTAATTTTTTTCGAACCTTTCAACCAATGCTTTGGGACATATCTATCGTTGAAATTTACTTCATTTAATATTATAGTTGGATATGTTTTACATATATTAATAACGATTTCTTTAATCATTCTAAAAATAATGAAACCTGTTTCATCTTGTTGTGTCATATATGTGTTGTCACCCAACATATCCCAATTAAGTATAAATTTTTCTCTTTTGGTTTTTACTTTATTACGAGAAACTTCTCCTTCCGGAGAAAATTCCAATAAAATATCCTGTAGTTTACTTGTTAATTCGCCACGTTCTAACATTTTTTCACTAATTTTAACTGACATTTTATTATTTATATTATCCAAATAACTAGTGAACTCGCGGACAACATTGTCGTCTTTACCTTGTATGCTAACATCAAATCTATCCGATATATTTTGCAAATGATCCAATAGTTTTGGATGACAAATTGAATTTTGTTTGCCCTTCAAATAGACCAACGTTTCTTCCAACGCTAGTTTTTCAGTTGTTATAGGAGGATCTAAATCATAATATAATACATTTTGTCTATTTACAATATTTAATAAAATATTTAAGGTTTCTGTTGAATAATTTAAACTATTTGCTTCCATAGCTAGAATTTTTTCAGTTATTGAATCTGATTTTCTAAAATTACATTTATTGTTTATACAAAGTCTTTTCAAATCTTCTTCTAGTTCGATTCCACTATTGAACTTACAATATTTTATAAAAGCCAAATAAACGGTCTCTTTTGAAAAAGCCTTTGATACAGGTGGATATATAAGTTTTGTATTTAATGAAATATTGAAATAAACAGGTTTATGAAGGTTTTTAAATCTATAATATATTTCTGTTAATTTTTTTACAATAGTGTTATGTGTTCTAATAGATGTCTCTTTTTCTGAAAAATATAAATTTGCCCTTGGTTCTCCTTCATTACAACAAGCATTTTCTAGAAAGGGTGACCCCCCTTTTGTTTCTAATAGTAAAGGTTCATTATTTATTGCTCTTTGTACTGATTCTATTATTGAAAAGGAATAACTTGTAATTTTACCATATAACGCCCATAAATGAGCGAATTGTTCGTAAGACCCTTCTTCTATTCTACTTTTAACTGTTTTTTCGAAAGTTCCCGATATATTAGTTAGTTTTCTTACGGTGAGTGGTATTAAAGGGGGTAAAAAATCATGCCATTTCTGAGGATTAAAATCATTTATTATTACTGCTGATTTTTTCTTTTTATTATTCCATTCTCGTTTAGTTGTTAGTCTTTGTTGTATTTCATCTATTGGTAAAATTTTATTTGTCATAAATGTTTTTATTTTATCAACAAATTTATCTTTTATTTCATCATATTTTTTTCTTCTATTTTTAGATTTTGCGGTTAAAGCTGTTGGTATTATATTCCAAGGTCTATCCGATCTTTTTAACACGAATAATATACAACTTAAATATTCGATGAATGTTAAATCAGCATTTCCATCTATAGGAAATCCTGTAAATGACTTTTTACAATCACCAAAAACCTTTTTTGTAATAATATTTGGTATTATAGTTTGTACCGCGATAATATAAGCAGAAATAATAGAATATATTTTAATCTGGTCTGATTTTTTTTCAAAGGTAATTAATTTCTTACCACCTTTTATTTTTTTAGCGTATAATTGTTTATAAGCTTCCTCGTCTGGAACATTTGTATTCATAGATTCCATTACAATTCTAATAATAAAATTATATTCTGATTTTGTATTTATGTATAATTTTTCATCTAATGTTTTTAATATTTGTTCAATATGTCTCCCAAGACTTGTATTATACGTTTGATTAATGTCTCTTAATCTATTTCCTCTTAATTTATCTGACATTTCTTCTTCCATTATTTCTCTTGAATTATTTTTATAACCATCTTTTCCATATCCTTCCGAATAATCTAAAGCAATATCATTTGATATATAATAACCACTAAATTTATCTACCCATTTATCACCTTCACCACTTTTTTCTCCTCTTGATTTATAAATTTTTTCCAACGTTAATAAATAAGTATTATTATTGAATCCAATTACCAAGTCTTTAAAAAATGTAGGGAGAAGTTTTATATTTGTATCAATACAATAATACCAATTTCCATCTTCGTCGTCGTTTTCTAATCTACAATATTGATCTATAAATTTATCCAAATTAGCAAATCTCTTTACTATATCAAGTTCTGATAATATTTTATCCCTTAACAATTCATATGGTGAAACAATCACATCTCTTTCTTCTAATGTAGAAGCTACCGTTTGTCGATATATATCATTTTTAAGTAACTTATATATCTTTAATTGCTTTAATGATTGTAAATTTTTTTGACGATATTGAAAATCTAAAAATAAATCACTTTTTAATTGCTGTATCGATTTTACTAATTCTTCTTCAAACCTTTTTTCGATGTCAGCTAGAATATTTATTTTCAATATATCCTTTGTAGAATCTAAATTAGCACAAGAATCCTTAATTTTAAAACAACTCTCTTTAATATTACAAAAATTAATTTGATCTGGTTGTACGCCAGAAAGTGATTTATCATATTTCCATATATTATCCTGTCTAATATAATATTTTAAATTACCATCACTTTGTATATCTAAATATGCGTATTCTCCGTCTTTAACTGGTCTTGAACCATATACCATCGCTTCTGCGTCAGTATGAGCTTTATTATTTTCAACTCCGTTGTTTTCCATTAAAAATGTTTTCAACGCTTGTATAACAAGTTCCTTATCATCTGTAGAAGAAATCAAACTATTATTATTTCTTTTCCATTCTTCACCTATATCATAAGGTGTTTCGTCATATTTTTTATCAACAAATACAGGCGAATTATTATCTTCAGTTAATTCATCAAGAGTAATATATCGTTTCACTAGTTTTTTTTGTGTTTCACATTTTTTAAATTCGTCGCTATTTTTTTTCTCATCTAAATTTGACTCTAAAATCTCTAATTCATCTGTAATTTTAGTTTCTATATCTATTGGTTGACTAAATGTTAATGCACTTATTGACAAAGCTAAATTATATAATCTACCCGCATCGTAACTTATCATTTTTTTTAATGACTCTTCCGTATCAATATCATCTGTTATGTTATAATTTGATTTATCAAATATATCTTGATTGTCATTTTTTATTAATTTTGGTAAAATAGTCGAAATAAAATAACTTTTATTACTTCTTATAAATTTTAAGAATTCTTTTTGATTTTTAATTAAGATTTGCTTATGTTTATTAATCTCTCCAAATATAAACTCATTAATTGTTTCATATTGTTTAAATGATATATCATCATTATATATCATAAATGGTTCTAAATATTCAATTATTTTATTATAAGATGTTCCGTTTTTTATGTATTTTTTCATCATTTCAAATAATATTCTAGTTTTTGGTATCATATTTTCTAAAAATTGCGTATAAATTTCATCACCCAACGACGACCTATCTATAAGTTTTCTACGTTCTTCAAAGCTAAAATAAGTATTGAGTCCAAATAATTCTTTTTGTGCTTTTTTCAATTCTTCGTTAGATGAACTTAATATATTTGATTTTGAAGAAAATAATTTTTCTATTTTATCCGTTACACCACCTTCTTGTCCTTCCTTTATAACTATTTCTTCTCCGTCAGCCCAATTTTCTAATATTTTGAAATAAAAATAATTAAAAAAATGCAAATTTGTTTTATCATAAATAGAAGTCGTTGGTAAGTTGATATGCGAATATTTGACATAAGGTTCTTGTAATCTTAAAAAACCCAAAATATCAATTGTATCATTTGTCGTTAAAGGTACTCTTACTGCTTTACTATGTTTATTTTTAATATCTGGGTTATTTAATCTACTTAATCCCAAATTATATCTATCTATTACGTATTTTCGTTCGCTTACATTTGTATTTTTTATCATATTAGATTCAAAATTTCCAAGATTATTAATTATTATATCTAAATTACTATTCACATACTTTTTTGTTATAATATCCGTATTATTGGATGTTTCTAAAAATGGTGTAAAATAAGGATTTATTGTTTGTATCAAATATGTGTATTTATTTTGACCATCTGGTACTGTATTACTTTTATATTGTCCTTGAGCTTCTATTACCAAATTTTGGGCTGATCCATAATTCATTTTTTCCGCATCTTCATATATTTCATCTTCTGGTATATCTAAATCGTCTACAAATAATTTATGTGAATTTCTTCCTACAGGCATAAGCCAATATAATTTTTTATTTAGCTTTTTTAAATTATCTATTAATGGTTTATAATCATGTCCTTTTTTAATAATACTTTCAGCATTTCCTGTTTCATCAAATTTTGAAAATTTTCTTCTTAATTGTTTAAATCTTTCAATTAAATTATGGATATTATTTAAAACCTTGCGACTTCTTTTATCTGAAGGATATTCTGCCAACAATTCGTCTAATATATCTTGAGTTTGTGCTTCAATACCAAATCTTTTTTCACTTTCTTTTACTCTTACCATTTCAGTAATTTCTCCAAGAGATTCATCACTTATTTCTATATCGTCTATATCTATGAATAAATCTTTCACATTTTCTTTAATATCCTCACTATCTATAATTAACTCTAAATCTTCATCGTCTTCTAAATCTTCACCGTCTTCTAAATCTTCTAGTAATGGACTTTCTTCTTCTTTACTTAATTCTGGAGGTACAAATGTTCTAATATTAATAATTGGTAAATCATCTGGTATACCTTTATATCCAAAATCAATATAAATTTTTTGATCTGTATCGTAAATATTTATTTCTATCTCGTCTTCATCTAAATCCGTAATTTGACCGTTTATAATTGATGGTACGTCCCCTCCAAATTCAACTGTTATCCAATTTTCAGGAATTAAATCTTTTTGTCTAGCATATCCTTTTATTTCAGGAGTTGCTAATATATTTATTTGCGTTATAGATTCATCATTTAGACTACCATTTGTTATACCTATTTCTATTTCATCATCTAAATTCATATCATTTATTAGTTTTACTTTATTGTTATCTAAATATTCTATGTAATAATTTTTATCATTAACCGCAGAATTAGATGGAGCAATTATTTTAATAACTTGACCTAATTCTAGAAATAACTTTGATGATTCTTTTTCAGACATTACTTATATTTATCATAGAAATTATCTCTAAGAAGAAATAACATTATAAATATTATATAAAGAGTCGTTTATATAATATCTTAAATGAATGCCACAGCTAATTTCCAGCCAAATAAATACGCCGATATTTCAAAATTAATAAAGGATAATAAATATGCGAATGATAAATTTATTACTGTAAAAAAAATGGATCATTTATATGTTTTGAAATATGTAAAAAACCAATTAACTACAGAAAATATTAATTCTCTTGGATTATTTAGATCCATTATTGTTGATGAAGAAGGTAATATTTTATCATTTGCCCCTCCAAAATCTCTAAATTTTGATGTTTTTTCACAATCAAATGAGTATGATTCATGTTATATTCAACATTTTCCAGAAGGAACTATGATAAATGTTTTTTTTGATAAACATACCGATGATTGGGAAATTTCAACAAGAAGTTCAATTGGTGCGAAATGTAATTTCAATATGGATAGTAACATTACTTATAGATATATGTTTTTAGATGCTATGAATCATACCGGACTTGAATTCGATCATTTAGATAAAACATGTTGTTATAGTTTTGTATTACAGCATCCTAAAAACAGAATTGTTGTCCCAATCGCCAATCCTGGTATTATTTTGACAAATAAATATAAAATAGAAAATAATCAAGTGTATAATAATAATGATATTACAAGTATTCGTTTTTCTAAACTTACTTTGTATGCTATAAACGATGAAAGCATTTCTAAAAGTTTAAATTATACTGGTAGTTCATGGAATGAAATTATCGAACATTTTTTCTCTAGTAATTTACCGTATCAATTACAAGGAATCGTATTATATAATATTAAAGGTGAAAGAACCAAAATAAGAAATAAAAACTATGAAGAAGTTAAACATTTAAGAGGTAATAGTCCAAAATTACAATATCAATATTATAATTTAAGACAACAAGGACTTGTTAGAGATTTTTTAAAATATTATCCAGAACATAAACAAGAATTTAGTGATTTTAGAAGAGATGTACATAAATATACATCTCAATTATATCAAAATTATATTAATTGTTTTATCAAAAAACAAAAATCATTAAAAGAGTATCCTTACCAATTCAAAACTCATATGTATAAACTTCAGGAGTTATATATTAATGAATTAAAATTAGATGGTAAATTTGTAAATAAAGGCGTTGTCATTGAGTATATTAATACATTACCTCCACCTAGATTAATGCATTCTATAAATTATATTAAGAAACAATTCGATAAAGACCAAAAAATTGTTACAAGTGATTTAAAGGTAATTATGAAAAGTGAAATTCAATAATTATTTAAGTTTCTTTTTGGTTTTTCTCTTCTTTTTACTGCGTCTTCTTTTAGTTTTTCTTTTTCCTCCAATTTGTGTATGTTTTTTCAACGCACCCATATATCCATTCATTCCGTGATCTGTTAATGATTTCTTTTTTATTATTGGAAAATCAAGTTTATTAACCTTAGAAAATGATTCGCCGTTAAACAGATTTAAATCTCCAATTGGTTGTGTATTTATTGGTGGTGATATTTGTAATTTTTTAATAGAAGAATACAACGTGGTTGTTTTGTCTCTAATATCTTTGATAATACTCCAAAAATCTGTAGGCATTCCACCTCTAAAACGATTCTTAGTTCTCTTAATACTTGTCCTAGCTTTATCCCTTAATTCTCCTGATTTTATAATAGTATTTAAGGCGTTATAAATACTTGCTTTTTTAAGTTCTTCACGAAATATTTCTTTATTCTCTTTATTTAAAAATATTTCATTTGCTATACTAGCACATACTGCCAATAATATTACTCCATTTTCCATAGATAACCTAGGAACTATATCTTGGTCGTTTATAAAACTTACAATTTTACATTTTTTGTTATGCTTATTTAAAAAATCTGTTAAAGGTGGTTTGTTTTTTGAAGTTACAGTTGTTCCTGGTGCGTAACCAAATATTTTTACTCCCTTAAATCCGGGTGTTTCATGCGTTTTTCCTTTTAATAATGAATTAAAAAATAGAATACCAAACATATGAGCAACACCTCCTCCTAAACTATGTCCGGTGACAATTACTTCTGTAATTTCTTTATTAATAATCTTTTCTGTTATTATTTTTCCTATTTGTGAATTAGCCATAGTTGCAGCTCTTAAAAATCCAGCGTGCGCATAATATTTATTTTTATCTAATGTGAAAGATTCTGTATTTGCTAATAAATCAATAAGAGCATCGTTTCCTGTTGAAGTTCCTTTAAAAGTAACAATTATTTTATCATTTTGCACTACAACTGAATATTTTGGAACTAAAAATCCACCTGAAAGATGTTGTTTATCTTGGTATCTTATTATATCTCCTTTCCCCGAAATAAATTTTTTCCATTCATCTTTACTAGAATATATATTATTCGCCCACTTTGAGTATTTTACAGCTTTTTTTATATCAAAATTTGTTTTTTTACCACTATATTTAATTGGTGGTGATTTTGTATAAGACATATGTAATAATCTAAACGCAAGGGGTAATAATGTTTTATTTTTTTTCATAAAATTTTTAAGCATTAAATCACTATTTATAGCTTTTGTTGATTCTTGCGTTATTTTATTAAATAACTTATTTATAAAATCCATGGTTTCCTTGGAAGTTGTCAGCTTAGATACAGCTGTTTTTTGAGCTTCTTTAGCTTTATATATAGCTGTTTTTTTTGTTTTATTTATTTTAGATGTCATTTTTTTGCGCGTTTTGTTGAAAGATCTTGGGATAAATTTCATATATATATAGGTTTGAAATAAATAATATCTATAAAAAATATTATTTATTAGTGCTTTTTTTTAAGTTAGAAGTATTCCTTGATATTAGCAAACAATTTAATACCCACATCGCATGAAAATTTCACCATACTATATACATTTACATCTGTTAAGGATGTATCTCCTTCACTAGAAAATGCCATTCTAATAATAGAATAATCGTCATGAGGGTGTTTTTTAATAAATCCAACATAACTTAATGCTTGATCTTTTTTATAGTATTGTTCGTGTAAAACAAATTCGATAACTTTACCAATTGTATAATCTTCTCCTTGTAATATTACGTCTACAGCATTTTCCATTGCTGTTGCTTTTTTATTTAATTTTAGTTGTTCTTTATCACATTTTTCTTTTATTTTATCAAGTCTTTTAATGATATTATCACATCCCATATTAATCAACTCAACATTTGCATACACACCTACACTTTCAACTTTGAAATCAAAGCTATCTTGGATAAAATGTCTTTTTGCTTGTAATGTATACCAATTTTTTCGTTCATATTCAATTCTATCTCCATTTAATCCTTTGGATTCTAAATCTTCACTAATACTTTGCCATTGATTATGTTGTTCAACTTTATCTTCGGTATTACCAAAAGCACAAGTACTAACAACATTATACATACCGTCTTGTTTTGCTGTTGCTGTTTTTAATTTTACTTTTAGACTTATCGTTTCACCGAGAATATCGTTTGAAATTTTAGGTCGCAATCTTGTAAATAATACATACTCTTTTGTTATGTTATTTGGTGGAAATATCGATTTTGTTTGTTCGGTTGTAAGATATTTATCAGTTGTTATGTCTTTAATCGTAAAATCTTTAGATGTTACATATTGAATTGAATCACTTTCATTATTAATATTTAATTCAATTATTAGATTTTCTATACTGTCAATATCTTTTATATGGATAGGAATACATCCTAATCTTTGTTTTAAAATTTCATTATGAAATCTTGTTGTATTTTCAAATACATTAATTTTATCATTGTCTGTATCAAACACTACCGCCTCTATATCTGATAGCAATACCCTTCTTAAAGCATTTGCTATACTAACATTTGTATTCTCAAGTGTAAATGAAAGAACACCTTTGTTTTCAACGCCGTGTCTTACTACAGGTAATCTAATTGTTGTTGTAGAATCTTCTGCAACATTTGGACTAATTTCGGGAGAAGCTATAGAAGTCATTATTATAATATAAATATATTATTTTATATTATTTCAATTTTAATTAGTTTAATTTTCTTGAACGAAAACTTTAGATATATAAATGAGTAGTGTGTTGTATTACAGTAAATATTGTGAAAATTGCAAGAAATTATTATATGAATTAGGGAAGACCAAGATTCAAAAAAATATACATTTCTTATCAATTGATAAGAGAAAAAATATAGATGGTAAGATTTATATTATTTTAGATAACGGCAAGGAAATTTATATGCCTCCAAATATAATAAGTGTTCCCACTTTGTTATTATTAAATAAAAACAATAAACTTTTGGTTGGAGAAGATGTAACTAACTTTTTTAGACCTCAAATAATGGGTGAAAAAACACAAGCTGTTCCCAATAATTTAGAACCTTTAGCATTTTCAGGATCTGAAATGGGATCCTGTATGAGCGATACTTATTCTTATTTAGATCAAAGTTCAGATGAAATGAACGCAAAGGGAGAGGGTGGTTTACGACAAATGCATAGTTTTGTTAAATTAAACCATGATGATAGAATTGAAACTCCTCCCGATGATTATGAACCCGATAAAGTAGGTCAAGTAGATATGGGTAAATTACAAGCATCTAGAGAAGCAGAGATAACACAAGAACCAGTATCACACTCATTTTAATAATTTTAAATAATATTATTTAAAACTAATTATTTATTATACATTATATGTCTTCGTTATTAAAAGCTTTTAATAATCATCTTTTGGAATTTGTTGATGATATAATAAGAATATTTCCTCAAAATCTAGAGATAAAAACAGGGAAAACATTTATAGAGGGTATAAGAAGAGTAAATCCTAAAAAAATAATAACATATTGGCGTGATAATATTTTAAATTTATATGAAGGAGAAATAACAGATGGGGATATTCGATTTTTTATCAATAAAGATTATAAAAATGATATTGGTCCTGAAGTTCAAACACTCCAGGTATTGGAAGATATTAGAAGTTTAGTAAAAAATACAACTTTTGAAAATCAAGAAAAAGCCATGAAATATATTCAAAATTTAACAAAAATATGTAAATTATATTTTAGTGATTAGTTTAATTTAAATATTAAATTTGAATTAAATATACAATGAGTGAAAGTATTCCAGAAGAATTTTCAAAAATAATTAAAGATTTTTATCGAGATATTTTAACAACCTTTCCCGAATGTAAAGAAAAATTAGGAGAAACAGATATTAATTTTTTAACAGGTGAATGTGATTGTCTTATTCTTTATTTATATTGTAAAAAGGTATATCCTGAAAGGTTCTTTGATATATTATATCAAAATGTTGAAATTTTTAAAGATGATGATATAAATACAAAATTTTTACCAAATATCGAATTCAAAAATTTATGGAAAGAAGATATTAGCGATAAAACACGTGATGTTATTTGGAAATATTTACAATTAGTTCTTTTTTCAGTATCAAAAGGGTTAGACACGGATGAATCATTTGGTGACACAGCAAAATTATTTGAAGCTATAAATGAAGAAGATTTGAAAGGTAAATTAGAACAGACAATGAAAGATATGGGGGAAATGTTTAAAGATACAAGTAATAATATGTTTTCTGGTTTATCAGGAGAAGATATGTCAGGAATAAATATGGAAGATATACCAAACCCTGAAGATATGCAAGATCACATTAATGGCTTACTTGGGGGAAAATTAGGAAGACTCGCTCACGAAATAGCAGAAGAAACAGCCAGCGAATTAAATGTGGATATGGATGATGCTACAAATGTTAGTGATGTATTTCAAAAATTATTCAAAAATCCAGGGAAATTAATGAGTATGGTAAAAAAAGTAGGCTCTAAACTAGACACCAAAATTAAATCAGGAGAAATAAAGGAGAGCGAATTAATGAAAGAAGCATCCGAACTGATGGAGAAAATGAAGAATATGCCTGGTATGAAAAATATGGATAAAATATTACAACAAATGGGATTACCAACAGGAGGGAAAAATAGTAAAGTTAATATGGGAGCATTCCAATCTCAAATGAAATCTAATATTGGAAAGGCACAACAAAAAGAAAGAATGTTAAGAAAATTAGAAGAAAGAAGAAAAGAAAGAGAACTAAATAAAAAAACACAATACACCACATCATCCTGGGGTGAAAACACACAAGTTGAAAAATCGTCTAGAACTGGTAATAAAAAAAAGAAAAAGAAAAAGAAAAAGAAGAAGAAGAAAAAAGAAGAAGAACCTAAAGAAAATCCATAAACCTAAAATTAAAAAATAACCATTTACTATATATCAAATGGTTAGTTTTTGGTTAGACAATCCCAACGTTTTATTAAATAAAAATTATATAACAGAATTATGGCCTAGTAATGATTTTGATTTAGAACGAAAATTAAACTCTATTACTAGATTAATTATTATATTAACTATTTTAGGCTATTTTCTTACAAAATCTCAATATATACCTGTATCGGCAATTGTTAGTATAATCATTTTAGTAATAATTTATAAGACAAAATCTAAATCTCAACAAAAAGATGGATTTACTAATACTTTTACAAAAAAAGATGCTGCTGTAAAGGGTATAAGTAAGATATTAGAAAAAGAATTTACTTTACCAACAAAAAAAAATCCAATGATGAATGTTCTAATGACAGACTTTAAAGAAAACGTACATAGAAAACCTGCCGCCCCTGCTTATAATGATACTGTACGTGAAGACATTAACGAAAAAATTAAAGGCGTAGATAAAAAATTATTTAAAAATTTAGGCGATAATTTATCCTTTCAACATTCCATGCGAAATTTTTATGCAATGCCAAACACACAAATACCTAATAATCAAAAGGATTTTGCTGAATTTTGTTATGGTAATATGCCATCGTGTAAAGAAGGTGATAGTTTACAATGCTCAAAAAATAACACTTTATTTAGAACAACTTAATTTTTATAAAAATAAAATTATCTTAAGTAAAATATATAGAATGGCTAGTGTATATAACTTTACTTTTGATAATTTAACAGGACTCAATGACGATTCGTGTGGTATTTCTGAAAGGGAAACACAAAATCAAAACTTTGGTAATTATAATGTTCAAAGTTATTTCTTACCAAATTGTGGTATGAAAAAAACTATTGAATTTGCTACAAGCCAACCTAATGTGTTTTTTAACGGTAGTCACACAGGTTTAGGCGGTTGTAATATTGATAGCGATTCTAATCTTAAAATCGGGACAATACAAACAAATCCAAAATGTAGAATCAGTCTCCAACAAAGACCCTTCTTAACTGTTCCATTTTTAGGAAGAGGTCCTTCTAGACCCATAGAAGAATCAAAATTACAACAAGGTTCTTATTCTGGAGATAAAAAATCGTGTAAAAATCTTACTGAAAAAACAATCAAAATTAATCAAGAACTTGTTCCTTCCTTGAAATCTAGCATACAAAATCCAGCTAACCTATGCGAAGGTGTTGCTGCTGATGGTTGGATTCGCGGCGGTCTTCCTTCAAGAGAACTATCACGAGACAAAGATTATTTCTCCAAATGTAATTAAACATTATTGAATAAATATAATTATATGTATAATTATTCAATAAATACGACTTATTTAGATATCGAGGAAATAGACCAAGATACACAATATAGAAAAGAACTATTAGAAGCATTTATGATTCCCGAATACAAGCACGAAACTATTATGGATTCTATTGATGTTTCTTTTAAAAAATATGGCGAACAAACACAGGTTAAAGTAATTCTTACAGAACTTATTAAACATTCTAAATTTATTTTTAGGTTAGATCAAGCAACTGCCTTTACTATGTTATTTTCATTTGATAATTTCTATTATTTTCATAATGCTTTATGTGAAATGGAGAGAAATACAAATATTAATCCTGAACTTTACCAAAATATTATAAAAAATTTACAAAAAAAATAGTTTGTAATTATATATGACATCATTAAAAAATTCACCAGGGCAATATTGTCAGGAACAACTGGCTTTTAAGGAACAAATTCAATATAGAGAATATAAATATAGCCAGGTCCCGTTGACCAATAAATTACCTGGTTTAGGAATAAATGTAGGTAATATGAGAGGTGGCTTCTACAACAACGTATTATCTAATAATCCTTCAAACATCGAAAGTCATCTATTTGGTATAAAACAAACAGATTTAACAAAACCCAAAAAAACCTTTGTAGCACAACTAAATAATTTACAAGAAGAAAAATGGTTTAAAACTCCAAGAGTTTTTGTTCCTGAACCACTCGTTGTTATTAAAAATCAAAGACCTGTCGGACCATTTTCAGGTGTATAAATTAATATAATATCTCAATACTATTATATAAATGAGCACCACAAGAGACCAATATATTAGCCATAAATTATATTTGGAAAAAAGAGCAGGTAACAGGTATTATAACTGTGGATATATGATGTACAAAGAAATTATGGATGGCGCGTCTCCAGCAAGTGTTCCTAATTTAAAAGAGGCTATTACTAATTTTGAAGTTGCATTATTATTTGATAAAAACGATGTCAACTCAACTATGTTAAAAAATGACTTATGTGACAAATATGGCCCAAATGGGTCATTAACCCAAGTAATGAGTGCAGATTTAATGACAACATGGAAAAACAATGCCAAAACTATATACAGAAATTGTAAAGGTTGTTGAACACTTATGGTCAATTATTTACTTAAATTTATGATATTATTCTATAAATAGTTTATCTATTTGGGTTTTTAAATTTTCAGGAACATTAAATTTTAAACAATATCGTTTAAATTTTCCATAAAATTCCCAATCATCTTTCTTTATATACGGTATAAAATATTTTATGTTGTTATTCGTCATTTGTATATATCCAGGGTGTGTTATATTTGCTAGAAATAATATTTTAAATATTTCCATCACTTCATCATTTTTTTTTAAATAATATAGAATTATTGCCATTTCTGAATATAATGAATGTTCGTATATATGATTTATAATAAATAACTTATGGGTTTTATCTTGTTTTAAACAAGGCTTTAACATTTTATATAATTTGTATCCAGTTTTAAATTTATTTTGTTCTCTACATTTTTTTATTAACTCAAAAAATGCTTCTTTTCTAGAATCATCAAATTCATAAGATTTAAAATAATAATACCAAGCCTTCTCCTTTTCGTCTAATTCATCATACATTTTTCCCAATTGATAACAAGCCCAGTATTTTTCTTGAATCCATTGCCGTTTTTCATCAATAACTTTTTTATACCATTCAATAGATTTGTCCCAATTTTCTTTTCCAGAAAATCTAAAACATTCTGCTGCATAAAACCCATATCTAGCTTGTAATTTATCATTTTTATTATACGCATCTACTAATATCATAGCATCATCATAAAATTTTTTACCCCCTTTCTTATTTCTAGCACTTACTTCAACATTTGTTGCTATATGATAGCTACCCTCAATACTATCTAACTCATGTGGTTCTTTTGTTCCAATTATTTCATGCATAACCCCTTCATAATACCATTTTATATGATTATCGAGTAAAGGCATCCTTTTCCATTGCACCGAGTGACCAAATTGCATATGATAAGCACTGCCTTTCTTTAAATCTGGTAATACCAAATCACCAACAATTCTATCATCGGCGTCGAAAAGAAAAATAAAGTCTGTTTTTTTATAAGCAAATTCAAGTGCTCTTGTTCTATTATAAGCAAAATCTTTCCAAGGATCATGTATTAATTCTCCGGATATACCTTTCTCTAAGAAAAAGGTTTCTATTAATTCAGCTGTATTATCAGTAGAACCCGTGTCACATATAACCCAATAATGAATTGGTATTTTTTCTAAAATATTTGTTAATGTATTTATTATTATATCTGATTCATCCTTGACTATCATATTTAAGCATATTGTGGAAGTCATATACCTAATTTATTTTTGAGTATTTAAATATTTATATATATTAATAATATAAGATGGCTTTTACACGGTTTAATTATGATGATAGTAGAACAAAAAAAAAATTACAAGAATCAACCGGTCCTGGTAGATACGCATTAAATATGCCTGGTAATGGAACATCGCCTTGTTTTTTCAATGACCCCCAAATAAGAATGCAAAAATGGGGGGCAAATTTAGACAACGTTATAAATGGTGCTCCCATAGATATTGATAGTGATTTAAAAGGTGTAACAAGAAAATTAACAAAATATAATCAAAAATCACAATTTCCAAATTCAGGAGTACCTATTACACAAAAAGTTGAATATCCTATTTGTGGAGACGCTTTAACAGATGAATCTAGAGCAACACACCCAGCTTGGAAGTATAGAGCTTTACCCCAAAATAGAGAATATCCTTTATTTTTAAATCCCCAAGAGAATGTTTGTATGAGATTCCATAATAATTTGAATACTCGACTTTTAGAAAGAGATAATTTTGTTCCAAAAATACCTTGTCTCAAAGAAAAATAAATATATATTTTAGCATTTAAAATATATATTACTTATATATAAATGGCAGAAATAGCTATACCAATGGCAGTTCTAGGCGTAATGTATATTATTTCAAATAAAGAAAAAAAAGAAGGATTTACAAATCAACCTTTACCTAATGTAAATAGACCTATTGTAAATTGGCCTACAGAAAGAAAAAAAGCTGTAGATGGATATGTTGTTGAAGGGAAAAGAGATTTATTAAATGAAACAAACGTCCAAACATATCAAGGTTATCGAAACAACACAGAAAATTTATATCAACCTACCGGATATAAAAAAGCATTAGCTTTAAATGAGAAAAAAGTGGGAGCATTTCAATCTTTAACAGGTGAAAATGTAACAAGTAAAGGATTAGATCATAATAATATGGTTCCTTTTTTTGGGTCAAAAGTGACACAAGGAACAGGAGAAAAAGGACATGAAGGATTACTTGACCTTTATACAGGTGGAGGAAGCCAACAAAATAAAAAAGAAGGAATCGCCCCTCTTTTTAAACCTCAGGCAAACATGACCCATGTAAATGGGACACCCAATAATAATGAATTTATGATGGAAAGACAAAGATCTGTTCTTACAACTAAAATGAATAATGTTAAACCGTGGGAAGAAATAAGCGTTGGACCTGGTTTAGGAAAAGGGTATACTAGTAAAGGTTCGGGTGGATTTAATTCTGGTATGGAAGAAAGAAGAAAATATTTACCAAAAACAGTTGACCAATTAAGAACTTCAACTAATCCAAAAGTTACATATGCCGGACAAGTATTGGGGGCTTTTGTTGGAAAAGGAAATGCTAAAACTGCTCACGATATGGCACAACAAGGTAGATCTGTGGGACCTAATGGAGAAAAAATGCCACAAGTGTATCAAAACTTTAAAAATCGTCCCGACACCTATTATGAAAATCCTTCTAGTAGATGGTTTACAACTACTGGAGCAGAAAAAGCACAAACAGTAAGAAGTGCTGTTATTCTTCAACCTGAAAATAGAACGACAACCACAAGAGAATATTTTGGTAATGCTGGAGATAGAGAAGGAGAAGGTACATATCAACCAGGACATTTTAGACAACCTCATAAGATTTCTTTAGCAAGCGAACAAACCGGACCTGCTAATAAACAAGGAGGATGGGGTGCTACAAATAAAGATTACGGTAAAAATGGTTATAAAGCTCGGGCTAATGCAAGAACTTTTACAGGACAAAGAAATGAAATGGGTATTGCTGGATCAATAGTTAGCGCATTAACGGCTCCTCTTCTCGATTTATTGAGACCAACTAGAAAACAAAATGTAATTGGTAATATGAGACCAATGGGTAACGTACAAGGTCGAAACGGTAATCATGCTGAACCTGTCTGGAACCCCAACGATACCCCTGCTCCAACTATTAGAGAACAAACAGAAAATACAAAACATATTATGATGGGTGGATACAAAAATGATAATGGGTATCTTATCAATAAAGATACACCGGTACCTCAAGAAAGAGATACTACATCGGTTGCTTATTATAATAACGCAGGAGCACAAGGCGGAACATCCGCTCCTCGACCATATGATGCTGATTACAATGCCAGATTAAATCCTAATAAACAAATTATCAGCAAAATTAATAGATATAATATTGGAAATACCAATCTAACTTCGCACACTCAAAATATTAGCACTTTTTCTAATACAGCTACCAACGAAACACAACTTATACCTAGTATGCCGAAACGTTCAGCAACACAACAAACTATCGGAGAATTATCCGGAAAACATACACGCGAAAGAACTGTAAATTGTCAAAGAAATAATCCAGGAATGGTTCAAGCTTTCAATAACAATCCTTATTCACAATCTCTCCAAAGTTGGGCTTAAATAATTTTATTTATAATAAAATTATCTTTTTCTAGTTCTCTTTTTTCTGGTTCCCCCTTTTTTCCTTGTTTTATTATTTTTTGGTTTTATTATACCATCCATAAAATCATCAAATCGTTTTTTATAAGCGCTGCTATTTACAGCAGATACCTCTGATTGCGCCCTGTCTTTTATATGTTGTTTTGATTTGAAAAAACTTTCAATAAATTTTTTATTATTATATTTTTGCAAAATATCAATAATCCCCATATTTATATTTATTGAACTTTTCTTAGATGGTCCTGGACCCTTTATATCACAACAAAAATCACCTTTACCCCAAACCTTCCAATCTTTTTCTTTAACCGGTTTATTACGCATACATAATAACAACGAATAATCCATTAAATTATGTTTTTTTAAAAAAGTTGAATCTTTTTTCATTTGCTTTTTAATTTTTTTAGCATTATTAATAAAAATTTTTGAATCTCCAAAATTATTATCTTTTCCTATTTTTTTTATTGTATGGTGTAAAACAGTTCTTCTTCTATGTGATCCTTTCAAGTCAAACACCCATGTTCCATTTTTATATGGATTCAAGTTTTTTTGTATAACGTACACGATATTGTTTTTTTTATATATTCCATAAAATTTAGGTAACAATGAGTTTTTATTTCTTCGCATATACTTTGTATAATCTTCCATTAAATTTTTTAATGATAATTTGTCTCCTTTTGTCATTTCCTTTACAAAAAAATATCGTGTTTTTGAAAACCACATTTTCATACCACTTTTACCACTTCCCACTACAAATGTTGTTTTAGATAATTCATTTTCATAAAAATTTTCATTTATTCCCCATAATTTTCTTAGGTTCTTGAACCTTTTATGAAATTGGGGGAAATTTTCTGATTCTTTTGAAATATCTACAAAATTATTTAAACTCATATATATTATCTAAATATAATTATATTCTATTAACCAAATAGGAATTAAATAAACAACCGCGTTCATATTCATTAAAGATAAAACAAAAGATATAATTAACGCCATATTAATAAACCATTTTGGTATTATTACATAATGTCTAACAATAAAAATAAAAATTAAAGCAAATATAGCTACTTTACCAAACGGACAAATTCTACCACCATATTCCTCGCCTATTAAATGTTTGAACCATTTTCCTGTTGGACTTTTCAATACGTTAAAATCGATACTTGTTTTAAAAAATATAAACATAAATATTAAATAACCAGATTCTAATATGGATACTATCATTATATATAATACCCTTATAATATATAAAAAATGAACTCAAGTAACGAAATAGAAAAAATCCACCAAAAAGAACAAACCTCCCGGAAAAAAGGAAAACAAGAAGGAAAAAAAGAAGGAAAAAAAGAAGGAAAACAAGAAGGAAAAAAAGAAGGAAAAAAAGAAGGAAAACAAGAAGGAAAACTAGAAGGAAAAAAAGAAGGAAAACAAGAAGGAAAACAAGAAGGAAAACAAGATAAATATTTTTTAATAATTATAGTTAGAGATAATTCGACTATAATTATTATATGTCTTTGGATATACATAAAAAAATAAAAGATAAATTAAAATTTTTTATAAGTGAGAATAAAATACCACATATTATTTTTTATGGTCCCTCTGGTGGTGGTAAACGAACAATTTTGAATGAATTTATAAATGATATATATGAGAATGATAAACCTAAAATGATCCAATATGTAATGCATGTAAATTGTGCGCATAGTAAGGGTATAAGATTTATACGTGATGAATTAAAATTTTTTGCGAAAACCAATATTCATAATAAAAATAATAATTTATTTAAAAGTATTGTTCTTTTCAACGCAGATAAATTAACGATGGACGCGCAATCAGCACTTAGAAGATGTATAGAACAATTTAGCCATACAACTCGTTTTTTTATACTTGTAGAAAATGAAAATAGATTATTGAAACCTATTTTATCAAGATTTTGTAATATTTATATACCATTACCAATTATAAATAAAAAAAAACAAAGCTTACACACCTTTAATAAAAAAAATATAAAAAACAACGAATATCTATTAAAACATAAATTATGGCTCAAACGGAATTTAATCAAAAAGACTAATTACAAAGATATTAAAAGTTGTAATGATTTTGTTGAAAAAATATACGAAAAGGGTTATAATGGTATTGATATTATAGACATAATTGACACCGAGAAAACGATAGAAAAAAAAAACAAATATTTATATTTGATTTATTTTGATAAAATTAGAAGTGAATATAGAAATGAGAAATTATTCATGTTTGTAATATTAAATTTATTTTTTATGCGGAAAAACTTAAATTTAGAAAATATTTTAGAAATGTAAATGGACGATTATAATGTTAATGTTTTATCTGAAGCCAAAAACGAATATTCATCTAGACTAGTAACCATATTAACACCTTTGATTATAGAGGGTATTAAATCTATTTTTAATGAAGCAAGTAAATTATGTTTAGATAATGACGAAGAAGACAAATATTTAATGACATTTCAAAATTTTCTCTCCAGAGTTCCCAAATGGAATTCTACTATTATAGATGAAGAAACAAAACGAATTGTTACCCAAAGTAATTGTAGTTATTTAGAAGATTTATTAACCTGTGTCCATATAACACAATTAAAAATTTTAACAAGTATTAGAGTATCACAAAAACAAAAAAAAATAGATATTGATATTCCAAAGTTGAATACATTTATCCACAGATGTTATATTTATTATGCTAGAAAACTTTATTCAAATGTTTATTTATTTGAAAGTGATATTTTACCTTTGAATTATCAAAAAAATATGAGAGAAGCAGAATTAATGTGTCAAGAATCTGTATTACAAGTAATAAGAGAAAATATGCCGGTTGAAAAAATATTGAGAGCATATATCGACGAAACGGTAGACGAGGAAATAATAGAAGAAATTATTGAAAAACAAGTTACAGAACTTGAAAAGCAAAAAATAGAAGAAGAATTAGAAACAGTAATTAAAGACGATAAAAAGGATGGAACAATAAAAAAAAGTGAAGATACTATTGTTCTTGAAAAGCCTGATTTGGAAAAGGAAAAGGTTATTGCTTCTGCGTTGAAAACAGATTCTATTATTAATAAAATAGAAAAAGATACCTTGGACGGACCAAAAGAAAACAATATCAAATTAACTATTGAAACACCCATAGAAAAACTCGAATCAAAAAAAGAAGAAGTAGTAAATAGATTGTCTTTTAATGATACAGATAGTGTTGTTAATTATGATAAAAAAGCTTCCCCATCCAATAATCCTCCACCCGTTAAATTTGAAGCACCCAAGACTTTAGAAAGATTGGAAAAAATTTCTTTTGTACAAAATGAAAAGAGAAAGGCAGAAGAAGCGGACGACGAAGATGATGAAGATAAATTAACTATTTTTGGTGATATTAATTTAGAATTGGATGCGATCGACGTCCAAAATTTAGATAAAAATTTAAAATTAGAACCAGATCCTATATTAAACGATATTGAAATCCTCGGATAATGCGTTTTATTTATATAATTATTTATGAATTATTATATAAATGTCTAATTCAATATTTGTTACTGGTCTAGCAATAGCATGTGCTTACTTACTTTTTAGATTTATAGAAATGCGTTTTATTTTAAAAGAAAACAAACCATTAAAGGTTTTAACTAGGGATACGTTAGTAGTATATTTGAGTGTAATTTTGGGAAATTTTGTTATGAGTCAAGTTGGTGGATTTGATATATCAAAGGCAGTTCCTCAGGTATTCACCAATAATCCTGATTTTTAATTAGGATTTAATTAGATTTACTTTCCAAGATGATATAGATTTAATAACAATAGAATTATCAATCTTATTTTTTAGAGAAATTTTTTGACCTTTAAATCTTGAACCTGTTTTAATCCATATATTTTGATAATGTTTTAATGTTTGATTACCATCATCAAATGTATTAATTTTAAAAAGTAATGAGGGTGGTGAAGAATCCATTATATATTAATATTAAATTATTTTTTTAATATTAACTTCAATTTTACATTATCATCGAACTCATATTGTCAATGTTGATAATTTTTTGTTTTTTAATTTTTTTCTTTGAACTTACAAAATTTTTGAATAGTGGCTTATCTAATTGTTTTTCAGGAGTATGATTATGTACAGTTCGAACTATCATTTTATAAAGTTTGAATTCAGGATATCTTTCCTCTCCATTCTTTTTATAAAGTATATTTCTTCCCTTATCATCTTTTGTCCATTCAATAATTAATTTTGCGATAGGATTTTTACAGTCTTTTTGATCTTCTGAATCTTCTATAAAGTAATCAAATAGAGAGCAACCAAGCCTACACAAATCAAAACTTTTATTTGCTTCTAATCTTGGTTTTTTTTCATCAAAATAAGGTTCAAAATTATATTGTGTTGCTGCGTCACCTTTTGAATGATAACTATCACTACATATCGTTTTTCCTTTATAACTATAAATAGCTCTTCCAAAATCGATTATTTTATAAATTTTTCCATGTGTTGGAACTCTATAATAAGTATTATTGAATTTATAATTCAAGAATTTCTTATCAGTTGAGACATACATTACATTATTTGTATGTAAATCGTTGTGTGTAAAATTAAATATTTTTTGATATGTTAGCAACATCATAATAATTTGAAATAAACAAGATTTCCATTCATTATCTGTCAATTCATTTTCTTCATCGTCTAATAAAGAATCTAATGTATTTTCAAGCTTTTCAAGACAAATAATTTGTATAGGAAAATTAAAAACACTAGCATTAATTAGTTCATTATCCGTATCCATACTAGAATATTCACTCATTTGCGAATTAGATACTTCATCTGAATTATCACTATATTCACTAGAATTCCCAGAAAGACTTTCATCTGTATTTGAAGATCTTGATGAACAAGTAGACTCACTTTTTTTAGCACTTTTATCACCTTTGTTGTTTGTTTTATCTATTTCAACAGAATATTCTTCTTGTATGGAATTATCATGTATTTTTAAATTTTCACTTGTTAATTTAAACATTCCTTCGAATATATTATCATTTATGGTCTCACAATCCAAAACAATATCTTCAGTATTATCGAGAGAAATTTTTTTCCTGTAATTTCTTGTATCACTAAATAAATTCTTTTCATCTATTTCATCTAAATGGAAAAGTGAATTATTTTGTTTATGAAAATATGGAGAATCATACAAATATTCTAAATCATCATAAACATTAACTTGAAATTCTTTTTGAATTGCTAAAAAACTTCCGAAAAAATTAGTACCGTGGACAAATCCTGAATTATTTAACAATTTAGAAGATAAATAAGAGAAAAAACTATCAACATATGCTGAATTATTGTAATCTTTTACTTTCTTACAACATTTATCATTTGATATACTAGGTAAAGAAGATAGAGTATCCATATCTTTATATTTTCCTACCATTAACTTTATAGGATCTAAAAGTGGAGAGAATTTAAAAAATGATTCACAGCTATGAATAGTATCTGTTTTACAGTCCTTTACCTTTATTGTAAAATTATTGTTATTTCCACGATTTGTTATTTGATTTATACTATATCGATTATTTAGATTGATATTATTATAGTTATTTTTATCTAAATCAAAAAATCTAGAATAAATAGGAATATAATTTTGTGGATTTGAGAATCCATTTTTTACTAAATAATTAAATAAAGTACTGTTGTCATTTTTTCTATAAAAGAGCTCAAACATTAAAATTAATATATACATTTTTTATTCTATTTAAACTAATTTATGCGTAAAAATATTAAAAAATAAGTGAAATAAATTATTATAAGAATGAATTTAGAACTAAAAAAGTTTGATATGAAAAATATTTCATTTAAGGTAAATGAAAATCAAGGACCTGTTATTGTTTTAATAGGTAGAAGAGATACAGGAAAAAGTTTTTTAGTAAGAGATTTGCTATATTATCAACAAGATATTCCTATAGGAACTGTTATTTCAGGAACAGAAGCAGGAAATGGGTTTTATGGATCGATGGTTCCTAAATTGTTTATACATGATGAATATAATACAGCAATTATAGAAAATATATTAAAAAGACAAAAAATTGTAATGAAGCAAGTTAAAAGAGAAAAGGCAGCTTATGGTAGATCAAATATTGACCCTAGAACATTTGTTATTTTAGATGATTGTTTATATGATAATACATGGGCACGTGAAAAATTAATGAGACTGCTTTTTATGAATGGTCGTCATTGGAAAGTTATGCTTATAATTACAATGCAATATCCACTCGGTGTTCCTCCTAATTTAAGAACAAATATTGATTATACATTTATTTTGAGAGAACCTTATATCGCAAATAGAAAAAGAATTTATGAAAATTTTGCTGGTATGTTTCCAACATTTGAAAGTTTTTGTCAAGTTATGGATCAATGTACAGAAAATTATGAATGTTTAGTTGTAGCAAATAATGCAAAATCAAATAAACTCGAAGATCAAGTTTTCTGGTATAAAGCTGTCGCACATAGAGATTTTAAATTAGGTTCAAAGGAGTTTTGGGAAATGTCAAAAGATCTTGATTCAGATGACGAGGACCAAGGTACAGCGTTTGACCCAAGGGGTGGTAGAAAAGGGCCAGCTATTAACGTAAAAAAAAGTAAATGGTAATGATTTAATATTAAATATATAAAATCATTAATCTTATTTAATTAATCTTTATTTGATTTATCTTCTTGTTTCTCTGAAATTTCCACCTTAATATTTTCTGTTTCAGTATTTCTAGAGGCATTTGTCAATCCTCTATTAATCGCATCTTGAACGGCTGCTCCTGTAGGGACATTACCACCTTCAAAAAGTTCTTTACGAATATCTGCCGATGTTACCTCTTCTTTATTACCAAGAACACTTTCTATTGTATTATTTATACCTACAAGTTGCCCGTCTTTATTAATATTTTGTGTCAGTTTATTACCTGTTTCTTTGGCTAATTTCTTATTTTCTTCAATAGCCGATTTTTTTGCTTCTAATACACGTTTTTCAAATTGCGTTTTAGCAGCTACTTCATTTTTATTTTTCTCATTCATTAATTGATTTAGTTCCTCTTCTAGATACTCAACACGACCGGTCTTGTAAGCTTCAGGTTCCCAAGGCATCCACATTCCAACAGGACCAACATAGACATTATGATTGGGATCAACTTCACGTAATAATTTACAACGCAATTCCGCTTCTTGTTGAGTAGAATACACACCCCTGATTTTCAATCCTCGGGTACTGGTTTGAAATTGTTGTTCTGTATTAAATTCATCTTCAATTCTATCTTCATTAGCATCTAGAAAATTTTTGTATTCATCTCTTACGTAATTTGTAGTAAATGTTTCCTTTTCAGTTTTTGTATATTCTTGAAAATCTTTCATCACATCGTCAAAATTAATGCTATATTTATATGACAAGAAATTAATAAATTGTGTAAATTTTTGGACGCTTTTTGTAAAATCATAGTGTTTTAGGAATTCTTGAAAAAAGTAATGATTTTTCTGCTGTAAAATATTTTCAGGACTTACAAAACTCACACAAACAAATTTTTGTCCGGAGAGCGGTTTATCCTCTTCCAATAAATCCACATATTTAGGATTTACAGTTCCATCAGTAGTTTTTTGATATACACAACCAGGTTTTGACATATTATACTATTTTAACGAGAATCATTTTTAAGTTTTAATTTTAATATATATTTTTTTTTCTTATTATTATTTATAATGCTTCAAAAATTAATGCAAATGTTAGATTTAGGAGAACTTATTCGCAGAGCCGTCAAATACCTTGTAGAAGGTGTTATGGTTGCTATTGCCGCATACGCAATTCCAAAAAAATCGTTAAATCTCGACGAAGTTGCGCTTATTGCCTTGACAGCTGCAGCGACCTTTAGTATTCTTGATACATATGTTCCATCTATGGCTGTGTCAGCCCGTAGCGGAGCAGGCTTCGGTATCGGTGCAAATCTTGTCGGGTTTCCACGAATGTAGGCTTCCCCTTACGACAAACTCGTCTTAATTCGTTAAATATTAAAATATTAATATAAAATTGATTTAAATATTATATTAATTATAACTATTATAAATATGCCAAAGAAACAAAGATTTCATGTATATGCCATCAATATTGATGGACAAGTTTATGTTGGTTCTACTAACAATACGAAACGTCGTTTAAAAGACCACCGCACTCGTTGTTTTAACCCAAACGCAAGACATTATCCTTGTAAATTTTACAAGTATATTAGATATAAATATAATAGAGAAGAAGCTTATGAAAAAATAAATAACGGACATACCGTACTTTGTACTGTGGATACAAAAGAAGAAGCAAGACAGTTAGAACAAGAATATATAAATACTATGGGAACTATGAATTCTATTGATGCAAAAAATGATATACCGAATGCAGACAGATGTAAATTATATAGAGCAAAAAATCACGAAGCCAGAAGAAATGCTGAAATAGCTTATAATCAAACCGAAGAAGGAAAGAAAAAAAGAGCTGAATATAGAATTAATAATGCAGAAAAGGCAAAAGAACGAGTAACGTGTGAAAAATGCGGACATGAATCAACAAGAAAACATATTTCAGACCATCGACGTAAGGGTTTATGTACTTAAATAGTTGACACAAATTCCCATTGTAATTCTTTACATATCTTTTTCCATATTTCATCTTGTTCTATTCTTTTCACCGGATCTTTTAGCATTGGGAAAAATGGTAAAAAGGTTTTTTCATCTAATAATTCACACATTTTATAAAGAACATAATAATAATTCAAAAAATTTACACGATCATCCGGACAATGTTTAGCATAAGGCATTTGAATTTCCATAAATAAATTACAAAGTTTTTCTTCTAATTCAGGACTCATTATAGGTGGTCTTATACCCAATTTATCCTTAATAAATGGTATATGTTCATAGTATTTATTATAACCTAATTTTTTTAATATATCTTTTGCTTTTTTGTTTGTCATTTGTTTTAAAGTAATTCTTTCCTTTTTGATCTGAAGTCTTATATTTATAAGAACTTCTTCAGGTATTTGAGTTGTTTCTTTTGCCTGAAATTGTGCCAAAATTTCTCGAAAATGGTTTATTCTTTTATACGCATAAAAACATACTTCTTTAGGTGGTTCTTTATAACTAGGTTTTTCATGCTCCACCAAAAACTGTTTTTGTGTTCCACAATTATTACAAATAACAAGTCCCTTATAATCTACAAGTATCCATTCTCCACCACAATATTCACATATTTCATGATTCACCATATAATTATTAATATTTAAATGACCTTCATCCAAATTTATCAAATATTTGTTAATATTTGTTTCATCTGATGTTTTTGTGTTTTCTTGTTTATTAGGATTAAAAAAAGAATGTAAAATCGTCTTTTTATCAATATCAATACCTTCCGACGTTTTTTTCTTTTTTTCAAAATATTCAAATATTATCTCTGAATTTTCCAATAGATATTCTTTTTTTAATGTCTTCAAATTTGATACTGTTTTATTAATTTCCCTTATTTCATCCTTTATATTTAGCATATCTTCAATATTTGTTGTTTTTTTTAAATTTTTCTTTAGTTTTTTTTTCCGTTTTAGTAAATTAGGGATTTTTTTAGACGTTATATTTTCAAATTCTTTCATTTTTTCATTATGCTTACTATCTAATGTAACATTCGCATTTTTCTTCATTTTAATTTTTTTATTAGCTTTAGGTTTAAAATTTGGCATAGTATATATTAATATTAATCGCAAATTATTTAATTTAAAATAAATTAAATTGTTAAAATCGTTATAATTTAACGAAGTTTTTCTCAAAACTTATATATGGATGTTGATATAAATATTGATACAAATAATATGAAAATAGACTGTATTATGTTGCAAAAAATGATATTTATACACAATGCTTTAGATAAAGGATGGGCTATAAAGAAAAAAAACCATGTTTATGTATTTACAAAAAACCACGAAGGTAAGAAGGAAGTCATGCTTGAAGATTATCTACAACGCTTTATGCTCGATAATTTAGACATTAGTAAAATTAAATAATAAAATTTAATTAATTAATTAATTAATTAACTTTCTCAAATTTTTTTTTCTTTAGCAATATTATAATAATATGGGTGGTGGACTTATGCAACTAGTAGCTTATGGCGCACAAGACGTTTATTTAACAGGTAATCCCCAGATCACTTTCTGGAAGGTTACCTACCGCAGACACACTAACTTCGCAATGGAATCGATTGAACAAACTTTTAACGGACAAGCCGATTTCGGTCGCCGAGTCCAATGCACTATCTCCAGAAATGGTGATCTTGCCTACAGAACATACCTTCAAGTTACTCTCCCTGAAATCAACCAAAGTGACCGCAACGACTCTACCGAAGATGTTTTCGCCCGTTGGTTAGATTGCCCCGGTGAACAGATGATCTCTATGGTTGAAGTCGAGATTGGTGGTCAACGCATCGACCGACAGTATGGTGACTGGATGCACATCTGGAATCAGCTTACTCTTACCAGCGAACAGGAAGCTGGTTACCACAAGATGATCGGCCAGACCAGTCAGCTTACTTACCTCACAGACCCTGCCTTCGCCGATGTCGCCACCGCTTGCGGTGCCGCCAACGTCCCAGAAGCTGTCTGTGCTCCTCGACAGGCTCTCCCAGAGACAACTCTTTACGTTCCTCTTCAGTTCTGGTTCTGTCGCAACCCTGGACTTGCTCTTCCTCTTATTGCCCTCCAATACCACGAGGTCAAGATTAACATCGAGGTCCGTCCTCTTGATGAATGCCTTTTCGCAGTTAGTAGTGTCGGTAATACCAGTACCGGTTCGAAGAAGGTTACCAACGCTTACGCCAAATCTCTCGTAGCTGCTTCTCTCTACGTCGATTACGTTTTCCTCGATACCGATGAACGCAGACGTATGGCACAGAACCCACACGAATACCTCATCGAACAACTTCAATTCACCGGCGATGAATCCATCGGTTCTTCCTCAAACAAAGTCAAATTGAATTTCAATCACCCATGTAAAGAAATTATCTGGGTCGTCCAGCCCGATATGCACGTCGCATACTGTGACTCCTTCCTTGAAAGTCGTCTTATGCACCGTGCTCTTGGAGCCCAGCCTTTCAACTACACCGACGCTGTTGATGCCCTTCCTGACTCCATTCTTGCCTACGGTTCTAATGCCCAGACCCGTAACACTACTGCGGGCGGTGTCACCACCCAAGCCGTAATTGACGGTTCTGGTCTTTTCGCTGATACTGAATCTTTTAATATTGAAGATGGTAGTGTTATTTCCACGCTGACGTACACCGCGGTACACGGCGGTGTTGCTGCAGTTGGTGCCACAGTCACACAGACGATCAGTAGTGTAGATGCGGTTGGTATTCTTCTTGAAACTATCGTGGCCACCGGAAAGGTAATTAGAATATTTCAAACAGCTGCCCAAAAGGGTGTTGCATCTTTCGTAACTGGAACCAAGTTGGATTTCTCAGGTACCGCCACCTCGACCACCAACACCACAATTTCTTCCATAACGACAGTGACATCGGGCGACGGCACCATGTCAGGATTGTCTGGCGCCATCGACGGTGGTGTCTCCAACGGACTTACCGATGCTGGTGTCTTCGTTCTTGCCGAGACTGCCCTCAACATGCACTGCTGGGGAGAAAACCCTGTTGTTACCGCTAAGCTTCAGCTTAACGGCCAGGACCGCTTCTCTGAGCGTGAAGGAACCTACTTCGACCTCGTCCAGCCTTACCAGCATCACACACGTAACCCAGACACTGGTATCAACGTTTATTCGTTCGCCCTTCGCCCAGAAGAGCACCAGCCATCTGGAACCTGTAATTTCTCCCGTATTGACAACGCTACTCTTCAGCTTGTTGTCTCTGCTGCCGCTATTGGTGGAACCCAGACTGCTAAAGTCCGCGTTTATGCCACTAACTACAACGTCCTTCGCGTCATGAGCGGTATGGGCGGGTTAGCGTACTCAAATTAAACGCTGTAATTAGTCGCATACACTATAAATTGATTTAAAGATATTATAATATTATAATTATAATACCTTCACAAATGACATGTAAATGGATACAATCAAATAAAAAACTTTGTAAATTTAAAGCTATAAACGATAAAAACTATTGTAAATTGCATCATAAATTTGAAGATTTATTTGAACCCCACGAACTAGATACTATAAAAAGATGCAATAGATGTGATAAACCTTATAAAAATGAAGACAATTCTATTAAAAAATGTGATAGATGTATTACCAGTACAAAAGAATACAGTGCCAAATTATTAATTAAACGAAACAAAAAGAAAAAAAAATGTGAGTGGATAAATCAAAAGGGAGAACCTTGTTCATGGAAAACAAATAAACCAGCATATTATTGCAAACGACATTCTGTATATAATAATTTTATCCCTGATGATATACCACATCTCAAAAAATGTTCGGGATGTAATAATTTATTTAAATCCGATGGTAAAAAAACGTGTGGAAAATGCCAGAAAAGGAGTATAGAATCGTCTAAAAAAATAAAAGCAACTCCAAAAAAAAAATGCATCGCTACAATAAAAAAAACAGAGAAACAATGTAGTTATAAAGCACTCGACAACGACGATTATTGTATGAAACACCAAAGAGTTAAAAAATATAATGAACTTGTTTCACAAAATAAAAGAATTTGTAAAAATTGGATAAGAGGTTGTTTTGATGAATTAACAATAAAAGATAAGTCGTATTGTGTTTCTTGTCGCAATTCTAAAAACAATAATAAAATAACAAAACTCTCCATTTACGAAGAAAAGGTTAACAATTATAAAAGTGAAGCAAACAGAAGAAAAATAGAATGGTTATTAGAGAAAGAAGAGGCAATTTTACTGTTCAAAAAGGATTGTCGGTATTGCGGTATAAACAACGGATTAAATGGAATTGATAGAATAGATTCGGGAAAGGGTTACGTTACTGGAAACACTGCACCATGTTGTGGTATTTGTAATAAAATGAAATTAGACCATCCTGTTGAAACCTTTATTAATATTATAAAACATTTAGTTATAAAATTAAATATAGTGGAAATAGATTATAAAAATAACTTTTCAAATACAAACCTTCAATTATTATTTTCAAAAAGTAAAAGTAACACTTCTTACGTCAATTATAAAAAAAGTAGCGCAAAGCGAAATATAAAATTTAATATACCTGAAACTGAATATATCAATATATTAACATATCCGTGTAAGTATTGTGGGTGTTTCAATCAAGGCGCAAACGGTATAGACAGAGTACATTCTGAATTGCCTTATGAAATCGGCAACATCGTACCGTGTTGTAAAACATGCAATTCATTAAAGGGGACTCTCACTCTTCTACAATTTAAACAAAAACTAAAAAATATTTACAACAACTACGTTATTAAAAAAAAACCAGATTACGAATCTAATCCTAAAAATAAATTAATTTCCCTTCTTTCCAAAAACAATATTAAAATTACTGAATTCCCTCAACTAAAATTATCAAAACCGACAGAATATTATGAAAATTTGATATTCAAAGGGAACATGGACGATGTAATGAATATGAAAATAAAATTAGTGTTTATTAATTCTAAAAATAAAGAATTATTTGAAATATGGCAGTATTATCGAAAAACAATAAGCAGTTTTAAAACAAAAAAAGGACACTGTTTATTTGGAAAAAGAATTTATATATTAGTCCAAGATGAAATAAGTAACAAGTATCTTGGCATTTTGTCTCTTTCAAGCGATATCAAATTTCTAGGTGCTCGTGATAATTTTATAGGTTGGAAAAAACATCAACAATTTACTCTAAAAAAGTTAGACAATCTGGTTAATATAACTACGTGCGTTTCCACACAACCCTTTGGATTTAACTTTAACGGTGGTAAATTATTAACCACTCTTGCATTTTCGAAAGAAGTATTGGACTTTTATTATGAAAAATATAATACGCACATTTTAGGAATAACTACTATGTCTTTGTATGGAAAATCCGTACAATATGACAGATTAAAATGTATAAAATTCGTAGGTATGACGAAAGGTAATAGTTTAAAAAATATCCCACAAGAAGCGATAGAATTCGCAAAACAACATTTGAAAGAAAACGAATTATTACCCGCTTCATTAAATAAAAATAATATGTGGGCGCTTAAAAAATGTTTAAATAAATTACAAATACCCGTCGAAGATGTTTTAAAATCAACACCCAAGGGTATATATTTTGGTTACACTTCGCCTGAATCAAAGGAGTTCTTAACAAGCGATGCTACTGCTATTCCAAATCCAATATCTCACGCAAAAACGTGTAATGAAATATTTGATTGGTGGAAAAAAAGATGGGCCGAACAAAGATTCAACCATTTAACCAAAAATAATAAATTACATCAAAAATAATAAATTACATAAAAAATAAATAATATATTTAGGAACACACCTTGCATAATATATTTATAACCGTCTATATTATATGATGAATGATATACTTATATTCGCGCTTAATGGTGGTGGTTGGGCCTTAAAACCTATCTTAGAAAAAATATCAGTTGATAAACTTGGACATTATTATTTCTCATTTTTAAGATATTTTATAAGTGGTATTATAGCAATACCTTTCCTTATACACCATTATTATTTTAATGGATTCCCGAAAGTATATAAAAATGATGCCAAATTATTTTTTAAAGATGTCGTTATTTGGGGGACAATTGTGAGTGTTGTCGCAATAGCAGCAATTATGGCAAATTATTACTTATTGGAGAAATATGATTCTTCCTTTGTAACTCCAATTGCTGAAGCAATTCTTCTAATTTTTAATGCCTTGTTTTCTGTGTGGATCCTTGGTGAAAAATTTACAACCGATATGGGTATTGGTTTGGGTTGTATTATTTTAGGCATTCTCTTTATTTACAGAGGAAAGCTTAAATTATTTTAATTATTAAAAAATTATATTTTACAAATCATTTAAATAATTTAGCACATTTATAATTATAAGAATGCAGATTTTCGTAAAGACTTTGACAGGAAAAACAATTACACTTGATGTTGAACCGAGTGATACAATTGAAAATATTAAAACCAAAATCCAGGAGAAAGAGGGAATTCCACCGGACCAACAAAGATTAATATTTGCTGGGAAGCAACTCGAGGATGGTCGCACTTTAAGCGATTACAATATTCAGAAGGAGGCAACGCTTCATTTAGTTCTACGCCTTCGCGGTGGAGTTATCATTTACTAATCGTATAATAATTGAATTATGTTTAACAATTATTATATATGAAAGATTATTGTATTTGGTTTTGTCCAGATGGATATCATCCCTGGAATTATTTTACTAGTGGCTTTCCAGCTCACCTTAGTTTAAAAACTAATTTAAATTATAGCATAGCATTAAATTTATTTACTAAAATTAAAAAACAAGATATAGAAGTAGAATTTGATAATTTAATGTGTGACGAAGATAAAAACGTTCATACTATGTTTTACACGTTGAAACCTCCAAAAAATAAACCAGATTGGTGGCCAAAAAACCCACATATATCTTTTTATTATAAATATAACGAAAAAATTTTACCAAATGAGGTTCATCAATTGTATTATAATTTAAAACACAAAAAAGGAGTATTAAAAAATATTTATCTTATGAAATGTTCTGGTCATCACAAAAAATGGCAAATAATACATAAAAAATAATATTAATTGCAATTTGAACATAGTTCATCGATACATGCATTTTTACTGTTTCTACAACATCCATATTTTGTAGATTCACACCCACTACCCTCAATTTTGACCTTTTTTAATTTTAAATATACAAAAAAAGCTAAAAAACAACCTAATACAATTGCAGCAATAAAAACTTCTTTATTTTTCATTATAATATAATATAATATTTAAAATTATTAAATAAATAGTCGATTCATATTTCTAACTTCAGGTTTATTATCATCTTTTGTATATAATTTAAGAATTAAATTATCATCTCTAACTCTTAATGTATAATTTTTTTGACTACTACTTCTCCCAACTCGCCCAAATGCCTGGATCATTTTTTCTTGTGTCATATTCATCAAATCTTTACTTAAATATCCATGACAAAACTGATAATTTGTTCCATAAATATAATCTGTTGATGCTATAATCAAATATAATTTTTGTTTTTCTGCTAATTCTTTCATAATATCCATATATTCTTTGTCTGGGTGTGTTTTAAATACACCAATACCCATCAATAATAAAATTTTCCATTCTTTATTTACATTTAAATACATAATTTTTTCTACAATAGTATCTTCTATATCGCTTTTAAAAGCGGTTGAAGTGTCTTTGTCGTGTGACCATTCCCTAATATGTGCTTGACTATTCGGGATAAATTTTTGTGCTAACTCTATGCTATGGATTTTTGCCTTTAATTCTACAACTTTTTTAGTATAAGTTTGTTGTGCTTTATAATCGCTGGAATCTTTCATTTTAGATTTATCTTTTCCCAAATCTTCCGAGCCCATTTTGTCTCTTCGTTGTTGTTCATTTTTTTCTACCTTTTCTAAATCTATCATATATCTTTCATTTCTTGTCATTACTTTAATTATATTATCTAATTCGCTTTCGGGGATATTAGATGCTCGTAAATAAAATCGTCCCATCCTTTCAACATCTTCTGTTAAGAATATAGTAGGACCATCTGTTAAACTGTAAGAATCAGATGTTGTAATTTTGATTACAGACTTATACATTCTTGATCTATTATCCTGAAATTTTTTATAGATTGTATCATAATTATCTTTTATTAATAGTAAAATTCTTAGATAATAAATTTTCAAATTAATAATTGTTATTTCTGACACATTTTCAAAATAATTATCTATTCGATATTCATCCGCAATAAATTTTTTTTTGTTAATATAATAAATAAATTTAACCATATCTTCTACATCTATATGACGCAAAATTGTTTTATTTTTTTCAATATGTCTGGCACATTTTCTTAATTTTTTGAAATCTTTATAAATATAATGAGGCATAACAATATTGCCTGTCGCATCCAGTATTGGTATCGATTTTTTACATTCATAACTTATAATTTCTTCCACATTATGTGTTTTAAATTTTGCTTGGAAACTCCTTGTCATTGGTAAAATTTCATCCATATTAGGTAATGTAGCCGATGAAAGAACCACATTTGGGATATAATTTTGATTCCAATTTCTTTGTAATATTTCATGAAATTCGTGAGTATCGTAATCTAACGTAATTGTTGGTTCGTCCCAATACCATACTATATCTTGAGGTTCATTAAAAGCTAACATATAATTCATAGCAGGTAAATATGATTGAATATCTGTAATAATTAATTCTACATTTTCGCCATTACTATTATCAACCCTGAAAATAGCACCAGTTCTTCTATTTTTTACATAATCTTTGGCAGCAAAATAATGAAGTCTGATATCCCCGGAGTCTTTACATCCAAAAGCAACAGCTATTTTGATCTCCATAGATATACAAGCTTTTGCTAATTGTAGGCCAATATGTTTAGCAGCACAGGTGAATATTACTTTTTTACCTTTAGCAATTCCAACTGGTGACATAGTTTTCCCAGTTCCTGTTGGTGCTTGATATAGAATCATTTTTGATCCTTCTCTTTTTATAGAATCAAATAATTTTGCCTGGTGGTCGTATAATTTCATATCAGTATATTTAAATACCTCCGTGTTTTTTTCAATAAATTCATAAGCGTTTTTGATAAGATCTCCCTTTGAAATTTTATTTTTATATGTTTCAATTATCCAATGTATGAATTGAAGAACATAATGATTTATATAGGTGACATTATTTTTTATTAATTGTGTGAGAGTGTAATATCTTTTTGAACATAATTTTTTTTTAAAGAACATTTTAGCATTATTTAATAAAATAAATTCATAAATGTTTTCTTTTATATCTTCTATTTTTTTTGAACTATTCCTAATCCTGATTAAGTCTTGCTTTTTCAACTTTTTATTGCTTTTTTTATTTTTTTTAAGTACAAAACTTAATTCATATTTTTTAATAATTTTTTTAATAATTTTATCAAAATTATTTTCATAAATATAATAATGAAATTCTTCTTCTTTTGTACCAATTTTCATCCAAGCCAATAAACTATTCGCTTCGTTGCTTGTATATCCTGTATTTTCATAACCATTATAAATCAGTTTTAAAATTTTCTTTTCATCTATATTTACAGGAACTTCAAGGTAGTCCCATTCACTTTTAGTTAGTTTTTGTTGTGTTAAATCCATATTGTAATAATAATATATTTATTATGGTTTAATATTGTTTCAATTTTAAACCAATCAAATTGAAACAATATTAATAAATATATTATTATTATTACAATGAATTATCTCTTTTCTATTGAAGGAAATATAGGTTCTGGAAAATCTAGTCTTGTTAAAATTTTAAAAAATAAATTAAAAGATATAAAAAACACAAGGGTCATTTATTTACCAGAACCGGTCGAAGTGTGGGAAAGTATAACAGATAAAGACGGTAAAAATGCTATTGAAAAATATTATGAAAATCCCGAGAAATATGCGTTTTCTTTCCAAATGATGGCATATATTTCAAGAATTCATCAACTAAGGGAAACTTTGAAAGATAATACTAATGTTATTATTATTTGTGAAAGGTCTGTTTTCACAGATAAAGAAATTTTCGCAAAAATGTTATACGATGACAAAAAAATAGACGATATAGAATATAAAATTTACTGTAAATGGTTTTATGAGTTTGTAAAAGACATTCCTGTTGCTGGATTAATTTATGTTAAAACAGACCCTGAAATTTGTCACAATCGGGTTGTAAAAAGAAAAAGAAAGGGGGAAATAATTCCTCTATCGTATTTACAAAATTGTCATAAATACCACGAAGATTGGTTAAATAACGAAAATTTACCCATTTTAAGCCTAAATGGAAATTGTGATTTTATTGATAAACTTCCTGATAATTGGGTAAAAAGTATTAATATATTTGTAGATTCTTTATCACCTTCATAATTTTAGTTGGTTCTCAAGAAGTTGCGATAAAAATCTAAATGATTTAATCTAAATCACCTATCAAATACGTTGTAAATATCGATTTCCCTTTGAATTTTAAATGGTCTAATTCATTCTTTGTAGTTGAAAAATCATCTTTACCATAAATATCTTGTAATAATAACCATTCAAACAATCCTCCTGGATAAATATAAACATTTATAAATCCCAAACCTATCAGTTGTTCATATTTTTTCATTAAATTTGGTGCATTCGCATTTTTATCATATACAATTATATTTACATTTATTTTTTTTTTTAAATATTCATTTATTAAGTTTACTTCTTTATTTACTGGTACCGTTTTTGTTATTAAACAATTTTGTTCTGTAGAATCTAACGTATTTATAAGTAAATAATTTTGGTTTTGTTTGATAGCATATTGAACATCTTCAAAATTTACTTTTCTAATTGATGGTGACTGACCCATAAATAATTGATATATATACTCCATTTTATTGTTTAAATAACTAAATTTATTTTTATTTAGTTATTTTTAAATTTAATTAACGCTTGCTGTTCTTAAGAACAACCAATACGGAAAATTCTCGTTCATAAATGCCTGTTTAGACAAATATTTTTTTGTACCCACTTTTAAGAAATGTCCTTTAGAATTTGCGGCGCTTGCTGATGTTGTTGTTTGGATGAAATTATCAAATTGTGATCTATCCAAAAAAGATAACATATCACCTCCGCCACTAAATGCGTTATCATTTGGGTCGTAGCAAAAATCTCTTCCAGCTCCCCATCTATTTGGATAAATATCTCCAGCATCGACTACTCCTGGTAATTTTTTTGGATTTTGAGAACACTTTAATCCGGGTCCACAATCATTATCATTGTCACAATCGCCTTGTCCTTTGGGTCTTTTTAACCACCAAGGATTCGACCATCCTCCCCATTTTGAATTAACTGATGGAGTACCAGATGAAACACTTGGAACTGTTAATAATTTGGATTTAAATATACCCCAGTTATTATTCCAATAATTTCTACCTTCTCTTATAAAATTCCAAAATGGAAAATATTTACCATCGTATTTTGCTTTTGTTATTTCATAATTTCCAACCCAAACAAAGTCATTTTTCCACGAACCTCTCCCTCCAACTGTTAATAAACTTTTAAATGATGATTGTGCTTTATTAAACGATAAATTTAAATTTGTAGGGTTTTCAGTAACACCTGGTATAGTAGACATTATTATAGTAAAATCCCTCCAACATGGTTTATCCCAAGGTATGTCTGGCATTTTACCATTACACATCATAGATGTATTAATAGTTTTATCGAAATTTGTTTTTGGATTTAATAAACCTGCTTGCATTTGTCTTTTGATACCATAAAGTTTAGATTTATACGTGTTTATACTCCACGAACCTTGTTGCCCGCTTTTCCATGTATTACTAATATAACCATTCGGCCACGATAATGTATTTTTTGGATTTAATTTGCCCTCAGCAGAACACCCTGTGCTATCATAAATTTTTTGGGCGCAAGAATTAGGTCTTGGTTTAAATCTATTTTCACAAGAATTTACATCTTTATTAAAACATTGTTTATATCTTTGTGATGCTTTTGTATAATTTGTTCCGTTAAGTGCAATTTCATATATGGATTTTTTCATATTATCTTGGGCTGCTGAATATGAATGGGTATTCCAATTTAAATAATCTGTTCTATCACTTACGCGAGTTTTTAAATCTCCGGAACATCCGGCCTTTTTCCATAAACTTTGTAAACATTCGTCTGTATGTGGTCCGTCCATCATTGTTGGACCAACACAAGGAAACATTTGTTTAAATCTAGAACAATCAGCTGGACTAATTAAATTATCTTTAAAATCTATTTGTTTTGATCCCCCACCGCAAGCACAACAAGCTTTATTACCTGTTAAACCTTGATATATATATCCATTTCCCCATGATTTACAGTTACTTCCTTGAGCATATCTAGGACAATTATAAGCTTTACCATCTCTATCGTGCCATTCCCTGGTTTCTCCAAACTGACTAGGTAATTTTGTTTTTAAATCTTTACAAGCTCCATATTCACCAACCAATTGAGATTTCCAATCACATTTATCTTCTGGATATTTTGCTATCCACCCTCCTTCTGGACCTGGTGCTTTGGGAACACCTGTTCCTTTTAAAGGACACCACGCACATATTGACCTATCTCCTGCTGTATCACCGCAATCTGTCATTTTTTTACAGATTTCTTGTTCTTTCTTTTTTTGGCAATAATAACCTGTTTTAGGTCCAGGTGCTATCCAGTTTTTTTTAGAACATACATCTGTAGCCGGACCAGTAGCATCGCCGTATATTATTTTATCCGTGTCCCAACAATATCCACAGTCATTTGCTTCTATTTCTCCACATTCCCCTGTTATATTTATTAAATTGCATTTTTCTATTTTATTAGCTAATTCACTTTTATCAAGTGATCCGGTTGGAGAGATTTTATTTAATTTTGTTTTATCTTTACTTAATTCTAAAAATTTTGACTCCTTATCCACACCTTTTATAACTTGTGGAAACAAGCGAGCCCTCCAATATTTATCTGTTTCTTTTAAAAACCCTCGTTGTTCTTCTTTACGACCCTCATAATCAAATCCTTCTACTCTGCTCATATTTATACATATCATAATTAACATTATTACAATCAATAATCCTAAATAGAATAGTTTCATATATATTTTATATATATATTAAATTATTTTTTCCATCCTTTGACACTCCATCTTATAGATTGAGCTCTCAACGAATGCCCTGAACCTCGCGTTTTGACAAAACATTTTACCCTGGCGATAGTTTTCTGTTCATTTCCCGATAAAGTCCAGGTTTTTGATTGATGACTCACATTTCCTTGTGTTGTTTTAGTTTTGTATCCATTAAAAACATTTCGATAACTTGTATACCTTTTACAGACTCTTCTTTTCTTCCCCCTCATCCAGAAGTAGTACCATGGCCACGATTTATAATAACATCGAGTATTGTTATAAGGTCTTCTAGCATATGTAGGGTATTTTATCGTCCTTGATGTTCTGGGTGCTTTAAACTTTCTAGTAAATACTAATTTACCATTTTTATCATAACCTTCTACATATACTCCCCAGGTTTGATTTCCCCATCCCTGGTCACGCATATCTGCGTGTAAATAAACTTCTTCGGGAACCATACCACCACCACCAACATATTCTTCTCTTATTACTTTATAATATGTTGATGAAGAAGTTTGTATGGTCCCTGAATAAGAACCACCTGATTTTGGTAAAGTTATAGGTGGATTCCATAATTTATTTAACCATGTTTCTCCTCCTTGTGATTTTGAACCCCATTTTCTTTGATTAAATCCATAACTATTCCAACATTTATTTTTCATTCCTGAATTTGATGTAGCTAACGGAACCTGTGCGTATTTACAACCTAAAGTTCCTTGACAAGCATCCTGACATTGTTTTGCTGTAAATGCCGAAGAAACGTATCTTAATGGACTTATTAAAAACCCTTCTTTTTGAGTTTGTCTCCACCAACCTAATATTCCTATAGTGGTTGTTAAAACTATAATTTTTAGTAATGTTTCTTCAATGTCTTTTGAGTTTATATAAAAATACATAATTACCCCTGCTACAATAAAATTCAAGAACCAAAATACTGTGGTACCTAACGCATAAAATAAACCTAATGTGGAAGCCGTTGCCAATAACCTTTTACCCATTTCTTGTTTATCTGATATTATTAATACTAAACCTGATATTATCGATACTACTACTAATGTTAATATAAATTTTAACATACTTATATTAACTTGTTATTTTTTTATGAGTCTATATAATTTTTTTAAAGACATTATGCTTTTTCCGTAAAATTAGGATTCATACAAGGATTCATATTACATACTCTTTTATTTTCCAATTCAGGACAAGGTGAACCACCAAATTTAGCAGGATATGTTACTTTTCTGCGTCTTATTTGTTGTCCGCCACCACAAGATTTGCTGCAGGAACGCCATCCTTCCCATGGACCAACCATACAATCCCTTGGTCGTGGGAATTTAAATAAAAGCTCTTGTATTTTATCTTTACAAGTTAATTTACATGTTGATTTATTATTCGAACAACTTGTTTTAAGATTTAATCTTGCTTTATTAACAATTGTTTTAAGTTTGGGATTTTTAGTAGGAGGAATTCCGTCCCATCCAAACATTTGTTTTTGTTCATTTATTGTTGTTCCTTCTCTTTTTTTAACATTATTATTATTCACGTTGGTTTCTTGGGTCCATAAAACATAACAATCTGACCCTGACATTCTAATAACAACTCCTTCATATTTATTAATGTCTACTGTTCTAGAAACAGTGTCCCCAGGTTTAATGGGTGGAGGTGGTGGTGGTTTTTCACCAAAACATTGCATCGATGTTGTTAATCTTGTCGGATAATCATCTGCTCCTACTGTTAAATCATTTACTCTTTTCATCGTAGATTTATACTCTCCCACCGTTGTTTCTGTAGAAAAAGGATATTTAAACCCGAAAATACTCCATGAATTTTGAGCCTTAGAATATTTTGAAATTGCCGATACTTGTTTTTTTGCATTATACCAATTTTCTCCTTTTAATAAATCCCAACCAGTACCTTTTTCATTACATCCGGATTCCTTGAATTCTTTTCTTAAACACGCAGGGTGAGGAATATTATTTTTAGAATATTTCGGGTCACATGGATCAATATTATCGTGATTTCCAAAACAAATATCACTATTATTTACAGCGGTTTTATAATCGGTACTTCTTGTTCCTGTATTTGTTTGAATCATCTTAGTACCTGCTTCTTTATAAGGCATAGTAATTGACTTTCCTAAATCCTCAAAGCTTTTTCCATAAGGTGTATTATCAGTACACTTTGAATTTTTCCATAATTTTTTAACACATTCTGCTGAATGGGGTCCAGATAAATAATAAGGAGTTATACAAGGATGATCTTTTAAAAATTTTCCACATTTATCTCCTGGTATTAAACCAAATCCATCAGCATTACAAGTATCATCGCTGTATTTTGGAAAATATTTGTCTCCTATTTTTGTCATCACCATCGCTTTACCTGTTGTAGGACAATATCCGCAAATTTTGGCAGCTTCCCCATATAAATCTCCACAACTTTGGACGCTGGAACATATTTCTTTTTCTCTTAATTCTTGACATTTCCCCGCATCAGTAGACCAAGAATTTTTAGGACATACATCGGCTGTAGGTCCATCTTTTGTACCAAATCTAAATTCTTTGTCCATAGCACAATAACCACACCCATTCTTGCCTGTCAATTGTTCGCATTTTGTTAATGCTCTGCAATTTACTATTTTTTTATCTATATCTCGTTGTTCTAACCCATTTTTTGGTACATATTTTTGTAAATTTTTATTTTCATCTAGTTTGACCCAATCATTTATACCTGGTTTTGTTGTTATTAATCCTGAACCTATACCTTGAGAACGGATATCCCAATATTTATCTTGTCCTACCATAAATTGTCTTTCCCCATCCACTAAAGCTTTATCTAATTCTGACTCAAAATTCTCCCTATTTTTATGTACGTAATATATTTGAATTAATAATATACCTATTAAAATTAATCCTAAAATTAATAATTTCATATATAATCTGCATATAAAATTATATTTACTTAAAATCTACTATTATTTCAACCTGTTCTTTTTTTATACTTTTAGAGGCGGATATAGATAATTCTTCTCGTTTTTTTCTAGTTTTTATTTTTTTTTTATCTTTTCTATTTTTTGCTGTACTATTACGATTATTCATATCATTATTTATCTTTGTTAAATTTTTTTCAATACAATCTAAAATTTTATTTTCTAATGCCCATCTAAAAAAATTTAATTGTCCTATAGTAGTTTGGATATATGTATCTTCTTTATAAGGTATTGTAATCCTATCCCACCTACAAAACGGATCAAATCTTTTTTTTGAATAAGCCTTTAACTTTAATTTATAATCAATATAAACTTTAAATCTTTTCTCATCTCCATTTTTCATTTTTAAAGGATAAACTGTGTAATTTTTCTTGGAATAATTTGTAGCAAACCAATCAATTAATCGTAAAGATATCATCGATTCTCCATTTATTATAGGTAATATTCTCTCCATATTTCCATCTTTATTATAAAATTCTACTAATTTAGTTAATAATAAACTATTTTGCGTTATTAATGTTGTCATATTTATTTATTTATTGTCTTTCATCTTTAAATACTTATTGAACCTTCTTTTTATAATTACTGTCTTGGGGGCGTAGAAAATTATCTTGGTTACTTAAATCTTCTAAATAGTCATTTTTTTTCATAAAAGGATTACACAAACCTTGTATAGCTAAATCCCTACTAGCCATACGCTTATCACATAATTCCTTTTTCGTATATGTTTTTTCATGCGTTTTCACAAGTTCTTCTTCAATCTCTGGTTTCTCACGCATATCTATTGTTTTTTCTTCCTTTTTTGTTCTTAATGTTTTTTTATATTCAGATTCTACAGAAGGATACCATTTTCTTAAATTATATTTTGAAAATGTTACTTTTTTCATTTAATTAATAACATTTTTATTTTTTTTAAATAAAGACGCAATACAATAATATGTAAATGACGGACATTTGTGCTATTTGTCATGAAGATTTATCAACTAATTTATATAGTTTACCTGAATGCGACCATACTTATCACATTAATTGTATTATGCATTGGTTTAGAACTAATCATAATACTTGTCCTCTTTGTCAAAATCAGGGTATTAATTATCAACAAGCCTATAACCTCCAGAATACATTAGGTTATACGGATAGAATTTTATGGAAAGATTATTATAGAAATGCTTGTTGTTATGCTAGAAAAAAAAATGCTGATAAGGAAATTGTAAAAAGGATAAAGGCTATAAAAAAAACAGAAGAAACTGAAAAAAAAAAGAAAAAAAAATTTCGTGAATGGAGACAAAAACAACCTACTACAGGATTAACAAATGGTGGTATTATGAAAGAATACACTAAATTACGAAGTGGTAGATGGAGACGCTCTTCTCTTTTAAGGAGAAGAAAAGCGACAACAGGGTATCTTTATTTTCATAAAATTGTGAAAAACAAAATCATTATAGCTGAAAAGGTTCAAATTAATTAATTAATATATATTATAATAATAAATGAAGATTGAATATTTTTTTGCGGAGAGAAGATTTAATAATGATTTTGAAGAAATTACCATAAAAGGGTATTCATCAGTTGTTAAACTAGATTTCATTAGTATAATTACAAGAATGAATAAATTATCAGAATTGGTCGAAGATATAAATGAAAATTATATAGTAGTTCAAGGCGGTGATTGGTTTTATAAGATAGAAACTACCTTTTATATCAAAAATTATAATTCCCATAGAGCAAAAATTAATTTTGATTATACTCGTTATAATTTAACACCTCAATTATACACAACATTTATTGGTAGTGTTGTTACCCTCTTATAAAATTGATATAATACATGTTTATTACTATATCAATATACATGAATGAAAATAGAACAGATAACCCTCCTTGTATTGCTGTTATACAAAAATGGAGAGAATGTATTCACGGAATTTCGGAAGACGAAGCAGATTATGTGAAGTTTCTTAGAACAAAATATTTAATATGTTGGGATACACATTATTATGATTCAGATTCATCTGTTGAACCATTCGATGAATATGATACTACAGAACAAATAGATGCAGCATTAGGGTTTTCGGACTCAAGAAATAGATACAACGGGATATTTCATTTATCTTGGGAAAGACGGTTTCCTTGTATTATTAGAAAAGCATATTATTATCGCGATAGACGATTTTGTATTAGAAACTTTGGTATAGAAAAATTTCAAAAATTATGGAGAGACTTTCATTATATAAAAATGGCTCGTTATAAAGCTGTAAAAAATTTACAATATAGACAATTATATGGTAAATTTAAAAAATTACATCAAAAAAGCTTTGTCAACCGCATTATTTGATTCTCTAATATTATTAGATAGGACAACACATTCAGCAGGTGTTAATACATTTTGCTTACAATCCTTTTGAACTATACTTGTGTATGCTCTTTTTTTTGTTTTTCTCCAAGCAGCACGCGATGATCCAACACTACTTACTAATCCAAGCATGACCGAACCGGAACCTGTTGGTCTTTGATCTGTAGTTCCCATAGCCGTTCTTGTATTTGATACTCTTTTTGATACATATCCACTCATTATATATATATTATTTATTATTATAATTAAAAGGTTTTAATTATTCTCATTTGCTTGGAAAATTTAAATTTTTCATCATTGGTAGTTCTTCTTTTTAAATTACACTTTAAACAACAT